AAATTTAGACAAAAAATAATTAAAATTATTGTTAAACAAATAATAATTTTAATTTTATTTATTTACTTTAGTAAAGTCTAGTCTAGTCTAGTCTAGTCTAGTCTAGTCTAGTTCTTCCATATGCGTTTCAGTGTCTTCATTTGCATTTACGTCTTCCTTCTTTACTTCATCTTCTTTAGCGTCTTCTTTGCAATCTTCTTTAGCATCTACAGTCTTGTCATCGTCCTCATCAAGCGAAAGCCCAAGCTTAATCATATTATTAATACGATTTACAAAAGTGCCCGGTTCTTCAATACTAAATCCACTTGAAATTAGCGACGACTCGTATAATAAACTTACAAGGTCTCTAATCATTGGTTCATTGTCCGCTGATTTAATACGCTCTTTAAGAGATTTAATAATACTATGATGCGGGTTAATTTCCATAATTTTTTTCGACATCATATATGAATTATTAGTGTCACGTAGTGCTTGTGCTTTCATAATTCTTTCCATATTTGCTGACCACCCATATTCACCAGTTACTAATACACAAGGTGAATCAACAACACGTTCGCTCAATACAACTTTTTCAACTTTATCTCCTAAAATACTTTTAACCTTGTTTGTAAGTGGTTTAAATTCTTCTACAAGTTCTTCCCATAGTTTCTTATTTTCTTCACTTTCATCAAATTTTAATCCTTCTTTTGTCACACATACAAGAGTTTTGCCATCAAATTCTTTTAATTGTTGAACACAATATTCATCAATTGGATCTGTCATAAATAATACTTCATAATTTCGCTTTTTACACTTTTCAATAAATGGAGAATGTTCTACAGATTTTTGCGATTCACCAGTAATATAATAAATATGTTTTTGTGATTCGGGCATAGCATTTATATAATCTTTAAATGAAACCATTTTTTTATTTGATTTTGTGCTATAAAACATTAATAAGTCGGCTAATTTTTCACGATTTGAACTATCTTCGTGAATACCTAGTTTAATATTTTTGCTAAATTGCTCATAAAATTTTGGAAAATCTTCTTCATTTTCTTTAATCTCGGCAAATAATTCTAAACATTTTTTAACAATATTTTTTTTAATTACTTTAAGAATTTTATTTTGCTGTAACATTTCGCGCGAAATATTAAGGGGTAAATCCTCAGAATCTACTACTCCTTTAACAAATCCTAACCAGTCTGGAATTAAATCTTCGCAACTATCCGTAATAAATACACGACGTACGTATAATTTAATATTTCCTTCTTTTTTTGATTTAGATTCAAAAAGATCCATAGGTGCGCGTTTTGGAACAAATAAAAGTGATGTAAATTCAAGTTGACCTTCTACAGAAAAATGTTTAACGGCAAGATGTTGTTCCCAATCATTTGTTAATGATTTATAAAACGAAGCATATTCTTCACTAGTAATTTCCTCTGATTTTCTTGACCAAATAGGTTTTTGCTTATTTAATAATTCAAATTCATGGACTAATTGAGTAACCATTTTTTTAGTTTTGCCTTGTTTTTCATTTTCTTGCTTTGTTTGTTTTGCTTCGTTTTCGATTTCTTCTACTTCTTCAATTTTTGGTTCATCTTTTTCTTCTGTTTTATCTTCATCTTCTTCATCCTCTTCTTTTGAAACACTTTTTTCTACATAAAGACTAATTGGATAATTAATAAATTCAGAGTGTTTCTTGATTAAGTCTTTAATACGTTGTTCTTCTAAATAATCTAACTGATCATCTTTTAGAAAGCATGTAATTTTTGTTCCTCGCCCAAGTTTTTCTTCGCTTTCATCTTTTTTAATTGTAAATGAACCGCCAGCATTAGATTCCCACACATATTGCTCATCATCATTATTTTTAGATGTAACAACAACGCGTTCCGCAACTAAATATGCCGAGTAAAACCCAACACCAAACTGACCAATCATATTAATATCTCCTTGTGTTTTCATTGCCTCCATAAATCCCTTTGTTCCCGACTGAGCAATAGTTCCAAGATTTGTAATCATATCTGACTTAGTCATACCAATTCCAGTGTCTAAAATTGTTAATGTTTTATTTACTTTATCTGGAATAATTTTAATAGTTAAGTCACTATTAGTATCTAATACACTTTTATCTGTAAGAGAATGATGCCTAATTTTATCTAATGCATCTGAAGAATTGGAAATTAATTCACGAAGAAAAATGTCTTTATTAGAATAAAACGTATTAATAATAAGAGACATTAACTGATTAATTTCAGCTTGAAAAGCAAACGTTTCTACTTGTGTGTCCATAATATATATTATTTATATACATAATGGTTTTAAATAGTTTAAATATATATTTTTTATGATATATATATTTTTTATGATATATATATTTTTTATGATATATATATTTTTTATGATATATATATAATATTAAGTATTACATTTTGCCATATTACTCGTCTTCTTTACGTTCTTTAAAATAATTAAAAATTTCATCTTTGAATTCTTTGGAAAAAGTGTTTGATGGAATTATTATTCCACTTGAATCATATGTTATATGTGTTAATGGACTAAAATTAAATTTCATTAAAATTTTCCAGCGTTCTGTATATCTACGATTTATTTTAGAACCATGATAATAATGTCGTATTATTCCAGGTGTATATCCCAATCTTAATTTTGATGCTAATTTTTGATATAGTAACATACTATTATTATAATCTTTGTGGTAGTTAACATTATTTATTGAACTACATTTATTGATTAAAGACATAGCAATTATACTGTCTCCTGAACCTAATATTGCTTTATCATAAAGTCCATTTATTTTTTCATATGCTTTTCTTGTTATTGCCCAAGCATAACCAGGATGCCAATAGTCTGTTCCTTTTGTTGTATAGTTTTTTTGTTTTTCAAAACAATAACCAAAACTATTAAATATATTTAAATTATTTTTTTCTTGATCCATGTCAACACAATGACTAAACAGTTGAACGACGTCTTTGTGTCCATTCAAAATTTTTAATGTATCCAATGCCCAAGTAGAACTATCAAATTCAACATCGGCATCTATCCAAGCAAATGCCTTATAATTTTTAGGTAACAAATGTTTTACTCCTAAATTTATCATATTTTCTTTATGCCATAATGGAACTTCTGTTTTTAATTGTAAATGATTCTTGTTGTTTTTATTAGTAATTATAAATTTTTGATCTCCATATACAAGTTCTACAATAAATAAATTAACATGTTCTTCTTCTTCTTCTATTCGCTTAACAAATTCTTTTAATAATATGTATCTTTTTGCGTATAAGCAGGGATTTGATATGACAATAATTACATTTAATTTTTCTTCTATAGGATTATTATTGGCAATTGCCATTTTTGTAGAATTTATTGTATACTCAATATTATCAATTTCTATATTATTAATAATTGTCATATTATATAATTAGTTGTCAAATATTTATATTTAATTAAATCTTATTAATTTATTTATTTATTAATTTATTTATTTATTTATTTATTTATTTATTTATTTATTTATTAATTTATTAATTTTTACATGAAATTTGTTGAATATTGTAATGTTTTACTTCTTGAACCACAAGGTATATTTTCTTCTACTAAAGTATAACATTTTGTTTTATCACTATCAGTAGCAAATATTTTGTCTCGTAGTTCATTGTGCTTTGGACCAATAAATTTATAACAATCTCTAGAATTACATACTTGTCTAAAGATTGTTGATAAACCTAACCCTAATAATACAGACAATATTATTTTTCCTATATTTGTATGTAATAAATTCTTTAACATATTCTGAATCATGTTAATATATTATATATAATATATGTGAGTAATAAAATTTTTTAATAATGTTTTTAATCTTTAGAAAATATATTTTATCTTTAGAAAATATATTTTATCTTTAGAAAATATATTTTATCTTTAGAAAATATATTTTATCTTTAGAAAATATATTTTATCTTTAGAAAATATATATATAATGTCTGTTTCAAAAAGTATTCGAAAGAAAAGAAGACAATCTAAAAAGCGGAATATGAAAGGCGGGGGTTTACCTACTAGTATGGCTATCCTTTCTTATAATACATCATTTGTATTATCAATGGCAGCTTTATTTCCTTTCCCAGCAAGTGAAAATACTTCTATATATATACGCTTAATGAAATTAAAGACTTTAATGAATAATCAAGATACAGTACAAGACTTTATAACAAATTACTATGGAGCACTTTTTTCAATGTCTTGTAAAATAATAGCAGCTTTTTTTCTTGAATATGGATCAAGAGACTATTGCGTAGCAGCATTACAAGAAATGAATCTTACTCAGCATTATTTAACAACTATGGGAACAAATTTTAGTTCGCAAAGTTTAGCTATTTTAGCTTGCGGTGTTCAAGCAAATACTACTGGATTAGCATATATAATACCTAGCGATAAAATAGCCAATTTTAGAGATAAAGTAGACAATAATGAGTGGTTTTCAAGTAATCCATTATATGGCAATTTTAACGCACAAAAAGTTGCCATTGTTGATTTAGGAGAACATCAATTATACAGATCTAATAATTTTTATAAAATATTTAAAGACGGTGTTGGAACACCAGATAATGGACGCCCTATGACATTAGTTGTTAGAAATGAATCAGATGATTGCTATACTTTACATTTTAATTGTCATATACCTAATCCTTCGGCACTTAAAGCTCCACCATATACAAAATCTATTTTAGAAAATCATTCTAATGGAAATTCTGCTGAATTAGATACTTGGGCAACAATAACGTATCAAATAATAAATGAAGCAGCAGGGGCTTTATTACTAAGATTTTTTAGTGGTCAACAAATTAGTGAGTTGACACCAGATAAATGTAGAATTATATTTTCTGGTGATTTTAATGACGGAACTGGTAAGTTAATGACCTTAATGAAAACTCAAGGTCTAAATGTTGCTGGTAGTGGTTTGGTAAATATTCAAATCTTGTTTTCTGACTCTATGCCTAGAAGTTGCTGTTCAAATTTTAATAGCGTAACGCGTTCTGGAATTACTAATTCGCCTCCATCATTAAAATTGGCCGGAATAGACCAGCAAAAAAGCGGTCCACCAACAGATCCATTATTACTAGCGCTTTTAAACTCCACGGATCCAAATTTAAGTCAATATGATTACATAGTAGATGCTACAAATTATGCTTTCATTGGTGACGGAACAGGAAGTAATATTGCTTTGGTATCACAAATATACGATCCAACTATTGCTTCAGGTATTCCTAATATTGATTATCGAACTCTAACTGGAAACAATATTCGAGCATCCGATCATATGCCCGTTATTAGTTATACTTCTCGACGTGAAGCAACAAGTAGTTATGAAATAACAGAATCGAGACGATCTTCAGATGATACTGAGCGAGTTAGACGAGATGAGAGAGATGATGATGAGAGAGAAAGAGATAGAGATACTGACGATGAAGACAATGATGAAACTGGTGAAGTTCCACCTAGGGAATTTGGCGGAGGATATAGAAAAAAACATAAAAAACGTAAAACACAAAGAAAATTATCACAAAGAAAATTAAAACGCTATACAAAAAAAAGAAAATATAAAAAAAGTAGAAGGTAAATATTTCATATTACTTTAGACGGGTAAAAGTTTTATTTTATTTTTATCACTAGGACATTTAACATCTTTAATTTTATAAGCATAACAATTTTCAGCCTCATCTTTATATTCTATTTTGTCTATATTATAAGGTGTTGGAATTACTTCTACTTTTCTATTATAGTCAAAACAATAAATATATATTAACCCTAGTAAAAATGTAATTAAAAAGATGCTAACATTTATATATTTTGTAGCCTTAATAAATTTTTGCTGTATGGTTGTAAAAAATTTGCTCATTATGTTATACTTAATATAACATAATACTTTTTATTATACATAATAAATTTTTTATACATAATAATAAATTTATTATACATTTTTTATACATAATACTTTTTATGATTTAGTTGATTTAGTTTTGTCATTTAATTCTATTATTAAGTCTTCTAAATTATAATTATTTTGAAAAAATATAAATTGATCATATTCATTTTTTTCAATATGTGACGATTTGTATTTTAATTTCATTAATTCATTACCTAATATTGAAAGTTTGCTATTGTGTATTTCTACAGCAGTTTTTAAGTAACTTATTTCTCCTGAGGATTTAAACAATTCTACAGCATCACTATATTGTTTTTTATTAATTTCAAAGTCTTGTATTTTTTCCTGTATTAATAGTTTCAATTCTTCATTATGTGTTATTGAATTATATAAATTGACTAAATTATTATAACTTTCTTGACTATTATTTAATTGTTGTTTCAAAGTTTCAAATAATTCGACTGCTTTTTCTTCTTCAATATAATTAAAAAGAAAATCTAATTTTGTAGTAATTATATTTTTTTTGTAGTTTTCTAAATCTTTGTGTGTTGTTAATAATTTTTCAGTAACTTGCGCAAATTTTTTTCGTTGTATTGCTATATCTAATTTACACGGACTAGAAGTATTACCACAAGTTACACGCAATAATTCGGGCGTTTCTGTAAAAATTGTTCCACCATCTTGTTTACAATTCACACATTTTGGTTTATATTTTGCCAATATTTGTTTTTTTTGGTCATAATCTTTACCATATTCGCCTAACAATTCGCTTAATTTTTTTTGTTTTAGTAACATATATTTATTTTTTAATTTATAATATTCTTCTAATTCTTGATAATAATTAGTTAATGGAATTGATGTCATAAACAAACTTATATTTTAATAATATATTTAAATTTTTTATTATGAATTTTTTATTATGAATTTTTTATTATAAATTTAACATTTAAGAGAAATAGATTGTTTTATGTAATAAATTAGCTTCAACGTGATTGCCATAATCTGGTAAATTTGTTATCATATTATTTCTTATTTTTTGTTGATTGTCAATATTTTGACGATTATAATATATTAATTTAGACATAATATAGTCTTTGTCTTTCATACTTTTTTCATAATATTCTATACTTGATTTATTACCTTTGTATCGAATATATAATGTAGATACTAAAACTAGTATAAATAATAAAAACATAGAAATATTATAAAAAGTGTTATAATTATTTTGTTTATAATTATGACATCCTTTTAATACTTCTTTAAAAAAATATTTAACTCCATTGTCTACTAATTTTGGTTTTTCAGATGTATTTTTTTCATTTGTTAAATTATTTGATTTAAAATTTGTATAATCCAATATATTAAAGTTCATAAGTATTATTATAATAATATAAGTTGTGTTTTATAATTTTCATATTTTACTAAATTTAATACAAATTCTCTAATTTAATACAAATTCTCTAATTTAATACAAATTCTCTAATTTAATACAAATTCTCTAATTTAATACAATTTAAATAATAAAATAATTTATATTTATAATAACAATAATAATAATACAATGGCAAATATACCTAATCCAAGTGGCGCAATAATTTATTTTATGATTATAACATTATTCTTCATATTTGGTATTGTATACAGCATTCTTCAAACAAAAACCATTCAAGATGCGTCTTTTTCCATTGATAATAATATTAACAATTCCGTATATTTATTATTTTTAGTACTTGGTTCTTATTTTATCAATATTGTTACTTTAAAAGCAATGTGTAGCGGAAGCGGAATGGAATTTCAATGGGGGTATATAGCATTAATTACTTTATTGCCTTGGGTAATTATATTTGTTTCATTATATTTTATTTTAAAAATATTTCCAGGATGGGCAAGTCCATTTTCTAATACTATTGGTTATGGTGTTATTGGACTTTTAGGTGTTGAAAAAATTTATGAAAGCATATTCAAAACAACTGAAGAAGCCAATGAAAATACTGAACTTGTTAGAGCAATTGCTAATATAAATAGTAATAGAGGAAAGTTTGTTAATCAAATAAGCATAAATGTAACTGATTTTACTGCTTTTTTTAATAATATGGGAGAAGCTATAAAAACTGATAATGAAAACTTGGAAACATCTAAACTTAAATTATATCAATTACTAGTTATAAAACAATTTGTGGGTAAAATAGTATGGTACATATTAGCTGGAATATTAATTTGTTCTATTAGTTATAATTTAATAATAAGCATGACTTGTGAAAAATCATTAGCGCAAATTGAAAAAGATTTTGAAAATATTACAGCAGAACAAAGTGTCAATCCACCATCTAGTGCTTAACTAATCTTTTAAAATACAAATCTTTTAAAATTTATATAACATAATATTGTTAAATATGAAATTATTGCTAAAATAATTACTGCTAACCATAATGGTAATATTGTTTTATTTTTATAACCAATACCAAATTCTCGTGGTTTTCCATTTTTATCAAACATTATATTTGGTTTAGTTACTAGTATAATAGCAAATAATAGTAAAAATACTATTATTGATACTAAATTTATATTTGTTACAACAAATTGTCTTAACATATTTAATATTATATTATATTTATAATATTAAATATTACCCATATTGTAATTAATAATTTTATTCTTTAAATTATTTTAATTATTTTAATCAAAAACTGGTGTTATATCACTTACTATTACAAGAACTTCAGGTTTATAAAGATCCCATTTATCATCAGAAAATAATGATTGTAATAATTCTTTTAACTTACTTATAGGTTCATCATATTTTTCTTCTTCGAAAATATCATCTACATTATAAAGATGCTCATCAAGATGATCGCGTAATTTTTTTTGTTCTTCTAAGAATGATTTGAATCGTTCTATAAGTTCAGGTAGTTTGTCTTCTTCAATATAAGATAAAGGATAGAAACCCCTACGAGTTCCTTCTACTGATACTATGCTTGTGGCAAACTTAGCTGTTGATACTAATCGCGAACGATCTTTCATATTAGAAAAATCTCTTCTAATTTCAGCTAAAAGTTGTTTATTTTTTCTTAAAATAATTGCTCTTGTTGTGGTATTTTTATAAGAATGTTTTGGTATATTTGACATTATAGTATTTACAATATTACTACTTTGAGCCGCACTTTGACCTGATGTTAATTGCCTAAATTTACTAGCAAGTAACTTGGATGTTTGATCTCTAGTTATATTTTCTTTTATTGGTTGTGTCATACTTGCTTTAGTCAAATTTCTTGTTATATTTGATACAAGTGATGGATTTCCAGGATCAACAAATTCTCGACCATATGTTCTTAAATGGACATCATTCAACTTTTTTTCTAAAAGTGCTGTTACCATAGATTCTTTGCCTCGTCCAAGTCTTTTTGATTTATATTTATGTTTTTGTTTACCAAATTTTTTTTGTTTGCCAACTTTTTTTGTTTTACGCATAGTTTTATATACTGTAATATATTTTATTAATTTAATAATTTAATAATTTAATAATTTATTAAATTATACCCTTATTATAACTATCCTAAATTTATTACTATTAAAGAATAAGTGAAATGTTTCCTAAGTTTATAATAGGTGGTTTAGTTTCTTCTTTTAGCACGTCGTGTTCTTCTTTTTTTGCCTTGTCCAAGCACTGCGTTTTGTCTATATGGTAATAATGGAACCATTATACGAGCATGTATTGGATCATTCATTGATTGTATAATTGAATTAACAAGTTCTTTTAACTCTGCGTTTTCTATTTCATTTATTGGCGGAAAGTGATTAGTTAATAAATTTCTTAATAAGTTTATTTGTTCATAAAGATTGGGTAGACGTAAGACACCTGCTACAGTTCTATCAGGTATTGTTCTTAATATATCATCTTTTATAGCACTTACTGTAGTTGGATCTGGATTTGTTCTTCTTAAAACAATTACAAATCTTATTAAATTATTATAAAAATCAGGAACACGTGTTTCAAACTCATTTTCAAAATCTTTTTTACTTACCATAGTTCGTCTACTTTTCTGGATTCTGGATGCTGCATAATCTCTTAATATCATATTTGTTACATCACGGTACGCCCCACTATACATACTGGCCATATGAACTTTTCTTTCTAAAAATCTATTTCCTGCTTTGTTGTTTCTTTTTTTTGTTTTACGCATAGTTTTTAATATAATAATATATATAAATATATAAAATATATAAAATATTAAATATTATAAATTGACTAATATTTAGTTTTTCTACTTCTTCTACTTCTTCTAGTTCTTCTAGTTCTTCTAGTTTTTTTAAATTTTTTATATAATTTACCGCCAAATTCTGGTATCATATCATCTAATGCTTCTTCATCTGGTATATTACCAAAATCTGGAACATCTCCACGTGGCTGAGTATAGATAGATAATTTTTTATGAAAAAATTTAAGCATATTGGGTGGAAAAATAGTTGTATATCTATCAGAAAATACTGATAGCAATAAGGTTCGTAATTCACTTATATTTGTATCAAAGCTGCTGTCTTCATAAGTATAATCACTATTTCCATCTGGACGAAGCCGTACTATAAGATCCTTAGTTTGTATTGCTTTATCTAACATCTCATCAATTAAATTATTGACATTGTTAGAACTAATTCTTCCTATTATTATATTAATAAACTTTCTAGCAGTTAAGACAAGTCTTCCGCGATCACTAGTTTCATTAATAAGAAGGTATCTAATACGTTCCATATGCTCTCTACTAGACATCTGCGCCGGTTCATTATTGGTGACTTCATGTATGGTGGCGCCGCCTAGTCTGGAATGGCCTCCTCTTATTATTCTTTTTGATTTATGTTTTTTGCCTATTAACTTTTTTGTTCTAAACATTATATATAATATTATAAAATATTATAAAATATTATAAAATAAAAATAAAATAGTATATAATAATATATAATAATATATAATAATATATAATAATATATTATAATATATAATAATATATACTATTTAAATCATAGCATAGTGCCTCAATGTTGAACTAACAACATTAAATACATTTTCTACATTTACACTGTTTCCTAATTGTTTATAACTTTTTTTATCATCAGTAGCCAATTTAAAGTCTTCCATAAATGATTGAAGTCGCGCACATTCACGCGGTGTTATATAGCGCTTCTCTTTTCCATAAATAGGGATTTGCGATATTGCTACTAATGTTGGAAAATACTCACATTTTTTTACTCTTATTCCAGATTGACGAATTTGAATAAAGTGATTAAAGATGCTTTCGTTTTTTTTTACTGGACCTGTTTGCCATTCTAATTTTCCAAAAATTTCGCGCTGTTTTAATAACGTTTTATGTTTACTATACCAAGGTTCTAAAATAGTATAGTATTTTTGAACCAACGGACGATTTTTCTTAATAGTGTCGCGCTTCCATGCTGGAAACGAATTTAACTCTTCTTCACTATAATTTACAAAAGCATCATTAATCATTAATGTAGGAGAGAGTTTTTCTCCTACTTCCATTTGTTTAATAATTTCATCCCACGCTTCTAATATTTCCAAAATACTAGAATTAATATAATATTTCGGAGGCACATTGTTGCTGTTTATAAACTTATTAAAATCAATAGTCTTTGGATCAATAGTAGGGTTTAATACAATAGTTGAATTACTATTTAACGGTGGTTGTAATGTTTTAAGAACACATACAAAATAAACACGTTCTCTTTGTTGGGGAATTCCATAATTATGTGGCGATAATTGGAAAAGTGTTAAATTATAACCAGTTGAATCTATTTTTTCTTTAATATAGTCAATTACTTCACCATTACTTACTTTTAAAATATGCTTTACATTTTCTAAAAACATAAATTTTGGTTTTTTTTCTTTGGCAATTCTAATTATTTCATCAAACAATAAACCTCTTGAGTCTTCAAAACATTTTTTCTTACCGCCATTACTAAATGCTTGGCAAGGAAATCCAGCAGTTAATATATCAAAATCTGGGAGTTCATTTGGATTAATTTTTTTTACGTCTTCTACAGGTTTTATTCCATAATTATCCAAATATACTTCACGGCAATCTTTATCAATATCACATGCTAAAATACATTTTGCGCCTAACTTTTTTAATGCTTGATGAAACCCACCAATTCCACAAAATAAATCAATAAATGTTAGTGGTTCTTTTAAAATTTGTTCCATTACTATTTTATAAATTATTATTAAAGTATTATTAAACTATTATTAAAGTATTTAATATTTTAATAAAAATTTTATTTTTTGAATTTATTATATTTTTTGTGTTTTTTTGATTTTCTTTTTTTCGTTTTTTTTCCACCTCTTCTATGTTTATAAATTGTAGAACGTGTTGAAGTTGTAGTAGTCTTTGTAGATTTGTGTTCATCTATAACTCTACATATATGTTTATTAATATCTTTTAAAAGTTTATGAACAGAGGTATTAGAAATTTTAATAACATTATCGGTTTTATCATTAAAAATATAACGCAGTGGAGATTTTGATAATAGTGAATAAAGTCTATCAGTATATGGCACTACATGTGCTAGAGAAATACCTTCTTGTTCCAATAGTATCCATAAAATATCTTGGATAAACTCAATGTAATTTGTATCATTATCACGCCAATATTTGCAAGATTTATATATTATTAATCTTAATAATTCATAATGTTTTTTATAATTATTTTCTATAGTAATTTTATCTCCTTCAAACGCTAATTTATTTCGCACAAAACTAAGTGTTGTTCCTTCAAAGCACCAGTTATTTGTATATTCATTATTAGGATCAATATTTTTACTAGCCAAATATTTTAAATAATGTTCCTTATATAGCTCGCTCAAAAAATTAGAAGGCGAGAAGTCAGTCATAATATATAATTATATATATTATTATTTTCTAGCAAAAAGATATGTTTTAGATTAAGTTGTTAATCATAGTCTTCATTTGGACCATTTGCGTAATCGCCATCTTCCTCATTTTCATAATCAAAATCATCATCATCCGGTATATTATTCATATTATATTCTTCGGCATCAATTGCCTCGTCGTTTAATGTTTGTTCATCCATAGCCAAATCATATAATTCTTTGTTCATTGCCGTAACATTATTGTTTTGCTGTAATTTTTTCTCTTTTATTGCTTGTTTTTCCATTGCTTCACGTTCTTCATCGTAGTTTTCTTTAACATATTGTGTTATTCCCTTTTGCATGCCTTTGTTCCATTTTTCTAATTTGTTATTTTTCAAAATATTTTCAATTTCACGTTCTTCATCAGAGAGATTTTTGAGAAAATCGGTAATTAAATCTTTTTCCTTTTCTTTTGCCATATTAATTTTGTCCTTTACTTTTTTATAACCATTATTAATTAAATTATAATGATTATTCATTATACTTGAATATTCGAGTATATAACTTACACTATTTTTCAAAAATTCATCTTTCTCATAATCATTTATTTGTAAATCTTGTAGCGTTAATAAAAACTCAGGAGAGTCACTAATAGTTAATAACTCATAATATAAAGTATAAAAAATGTAGTTATAAAATAACATCACCACTTTTTCGTCAAATATACTATTAATTTTTAATGTTTTAGACGAAGAATAATCACTCACAAGAAATTTATTATATAAAAATACCGGCATTAATTCTAGCAATATTTTACATTTTTTAGAAATTATTTTAAAAGCCACTATTAACTCAGGTCTTGCGTTAAAATTGTTAATAGCATTATAATATTTTTGTATTATGCTATAAATATCTTTATTATGAATATCTGATAATTTCCAATGTTTTGGAATTGCCCCATAGTTTACATTTTTATTTAACATAATTGATGGAAAAACATATAAAAAATTCATAATATAATTTTGATAAAATTTAATATTTTCCACATCAATAGTTAATTCTAAATTTTGAGAGAATTTAGCAAAATCGCTTTTACTAATATTAGATTGTTTACTTAATATTTGTAATATATTTTGCTTTAGTCCTACAAGCGATTTTCCCAAGTAATTTTTGAAATTGCGAAGTTCTAAATTCTCACTACTTACAATAGAAAAGTCATCTAATAAACTTTCTAATTTACTTATAAGTTCATCATCTAATTTATAATAACTATTTTGTGTGTAGGCTTCTATTAATATTCGCATTAGTTCAATATTATTTATAATTGGATAATTGGTTGCTATATGTATTATATTTTTCTTACTTATAATATGAATTAATTCTACAAAAGAAGAAAAATTGTAAATTTTCCCCTCATTTTTGAGAGATTCTATTATTTCTTTTAATTGTTTATTACTATCAAAGTTAGTCGGTTTATCTAAGCATAATCCTTTTAATTCTTCATCAATTGGTAATAAATTAGCAAAATTACAAAAATATATAAATGCCTTATATACTAAGTCTTCGCTAAAACTTGTAGTTTGTGAAATTATTTTTTGTTTTGTATTTTCTTGGTTATATAGTTGAGGAGCATAAGTCAATAAATCTATGCTGTTTAATATATTATTATAAAACATAGCTTGTTTATTAGTTGTTTCAATTGAACTATCTTCACTCATAAAGTATTCGCTAGTATTTTTACTTGAATTACAGCACGCATTTTCCAAAAATGGATTATCATTGGAGTTTTTTAATAGTGGAGTATTTTTTTTGACAATATTTTGTATTTTTTCTATAATATAATAACTTGAAAATATTGCCTTCGACTCTATTGTTTCTTTAATATTATTTTTTTCCCCACGAGAGAATGTTTCATATAATGTAGTTTTAAAACCATCATCAATAGCGCTAATATTTTCAGATGAAATTTTAATGTCATATAATGGCGGATTAAATGTATGCCAATTGTTTATGGATAAATATTCTGGTATGGCATCATCAGTTACTTGTGTTGATAGCAAATAGTCACGTTTTTTATTTAAATGGATTGCTAATTCTTTGCTTGTTATAATATAACGTTCTATAAGTGCTTCTATTTTTTTTATAATAGTGGACTCAGACATTTTTAATATACTATTCCAAGGCGTAATTGAACTTTTTATTTTATTTGCTATACACGCAACGTAGGCAATAGTAGTTTTATCTTGCTCTCCATCTAGAGGATAACCTTTAAATGATTTAATACATCCAGGGAATGTTTTTTTAGAAATTAAAGATGGAATATTTATTTGAATAGCATATATTATGAAAGTTAGTGTTAATAACAATAATGAAGAATTATATGTTTCTTCATAACTCGGCATTGCTTTTACTTTTCCTTCTTTTTTTGTAGATTTTAAAAGTATTTCCTCATATTGTTTTTTTGTTGGAATACTCGAAGTTTGAATAGTTAGCACATTATTTATAATTAGTTCATGATTATGTGATATATTAATACCAATCATTAAACATATTGCCTTTATTATATTTAATACTATTTGAGTATTTGGATTTGAAGATTTTGATTTAGTTAATTCTGTAACTTGTGCGTCAGGAGTAATAGTATATTCGTTTTCTAAAACTGCTCGAGTTTGTAATTTATATCCTTTTTCATCATAACCTTCGTCATTATTGAACTCAATTGATTTAATAATATAACCACTATATTTATCAACCCAATGGTTATTATCATCACTTAGTGTTCCCTGTTCGGCACATATATAATCTAATTCTTTAACAAAATCCAACTTATTAATAAAAGCATTTGCCAATTTCAATAAAAATAATGGAATTAATGGTTGTCCTGTTTTAATACAATATAACATATATTGATTCTCGTCTTTAATTGCCTCACGTGTAAAGTTTATACAAAACTTTTTAATAGTAGAATATTTAAATGCTATATCTTTCATTTTTAATATGCCATCTCTCAACTTTATATATGGAGATGCTGTTTTATTTTCTTCACTAATATTAGCATCTTCTAAACTTATTAAATAATTATTTATTGTTTCTCGTTTTGTTTTATTTATAATAGTAATTGCCTGAATTCTTGCCTTTGAATTTTCATAATTTGTATTGATTTTACCTTTAATATCTTCAATGCTTAAATCATATTTGCTTTCAAAATTTTTCAATATGTCATCTACTTCTTTATTAATATTTGCCTTTTGAGCATCAGCAAGTGTTAAACATTTGTCATCTTTTGAAATACACTCTTTATTTGAATCGCAAAAAATTTGGTTGGATTCAATATAAAAATTATCTTCGAATTTAGGATCTAGTGTCCATACATCGTTAATTCTTATATAAACATAATTTTTAGCACTTCCTTTATCAACTAAAATAGCATAGTCGCCATCGCTAACCTCTCTTTTTTCATCTATTATTGCTTTTGCTTCACGAAATGCTCGTGGTTTAGTCAAATTCATAAGTGTCATTAATTTATTACCTAGAAAGTCTGTGAATTGTTTGGTATCCATAGTTGTTTTCTCCGTTTTATATTCATTTAGTATGCTATAAAAAGTAGTATCATATATTGAATCAAAATATATAAGTTTATTATTATCATTTTCTAACGATTGTAGTGTATTATATTTCTTAGATAACACATATTTTTCGCACGTATTTTGCATACTATCTAGTTCTCCTTTTAATATATCTTTTGACGAAACTTGTGTGTCCTCTGCTTTTGTTTTATCCTTCTCTCGTTCTTGTAGTTTTGTTTTGTCTTTTTCTTTTTCATATGCTTTTATAAAATTTTCAAGTAAATTACCTACTATTAAATCCATAATATTTTTATTAATGCTTTGCATGAAAAATTCCGCACTATCAATTTTCACCATATAGCTATACAATTCTTCACTGTTATTTAAGTATTCTTCAGTAATTTTATAAAAATTAAACAATTCATCTTTTAAGTCTTTTGTTAAAAGACTAAAGGAGTAATTTATATTTGCTCCGCGTTCACTAGTTTTCGCAGCATCTTTAATAGTCCTTATAAAATTTGAAAAATTGGATTCTTCATATTTATAGTTTTTCTTATAATAATCGATGTTTGAATTAATTATTTTTTTTATAGCTTTATAATCCGTTACATGTAAGTTATACACATCTATATTCATTGGTTGTAAATCATATATAAACTCTAACAAATTGTATTTGCGATTTTCCAACGAGTTTTCTGTATATGTGCCAATGTATTCTTTAATAAAAGAACTATTTGTGGGTATAAAAGATTCAAGTAAATAATTCATTTTTTCCAAATAAGGAAGGTCTATTGACTCATCTATGTTAAAATTATTAATAGTTTGTAATAACCTATTATTATGAATAGTTGCGTGACTATTTATAAACGCATCCTTATTAGAATTTTCTAAAACATATTTATTATAAAGAGTATTTTTGTTTAATAATTCATGATAATTTATAAAATTAAGATTTAAATTTGCCCTATCACATATATTTGTATAAGGACTATTAATTTTAGAAAAATTAAATAACGGCAAAGGCAACGTAATAAAACCTATTATATTTACAAAATCATTGGGAACCAATTTACTTATTTTATTGAATTTCTTATTATTTACATAATATGTTTCTAACATATTTAATCCCTCGCTATATACATCAATTACAAAACGACTTTTTGATAATGTTCCTTTATTTATACTATAATTATAAAAATCATCTACTATTGAATTCACCATTTCTATTTGTGTATTTACATTAATATTTTGCTCACTATAATTAGAATAATTATCTAACAATTTAATTAAAGATTTTACGTGCTCTTTATAAGTGTTTATTTTTTCTTTTGAACTATTATTTGCCCATTTTAATGAAATAGTATTTAATGTTTCTATGAATTCACCTAAATGTTGATAATTATATGCGTCATTGTCTTCTAAATACTCCGCATCAGTTGTTTCATTTATTATTAAATTGCGAACATTAGACAATACAGGTAATATGTAATACAATTTTTTATTTAAATTAAATAATTGTTCTTTTAGATGTTTATAATGTTGACCTCTGTCTTCTATTAATGATGGATTGTTATTGGCATCAAAATGCGAATATAGGTTTCGCAATTGACTATAATAATTAATTTCATTGTGAATTTTATTAATCACTTCTTCTGTGCGTTGCTCGGGCAAATACGCATTAATTAACTTATCTAAATAATCATTTGTTTGTTTATCTAAACTATAGCGCTGTTCTCCTTCCGAGACATTTACTTCGTGTTCTAAATCATCTAATTCTACACCTAGTTCAATGGTGTCTATTATTATACTTTCTAAATCAGATTTAGCATCATAGACTTTTAAATCATAATCCAATTCTTGTTTGTCATTTTGATTTAAATAACTTTCTTCAATGTCGTCACTTGAGTTTAATGAATTTAATTTGTCTTCTTGAGAAACAAGTAATTTTGTTTCATCTAATTTATCACGAACTATTATTTTTTCAATATTTAATTGTTCTGGAATACCAGAATAAGCAAAATCAATATATAATAACTCTTTTTCTGGCAATGTAGTAATTTCTATCATATCATTTTCTATATTTGTAATAATACCATTTAACACCTTTGGTATTGGTTCTCCAAAATAAATAGATATGTATTTTTTCATTTCTAAATTATTTTGCGCAACAAAACTTGGACTTTTATGCCTACTTAACAATAATATGTTTGCGATTGATTCTTCTTCTAGTTTTCCTGATGGAGTTATATTTAATGTGATTGTTTTTTCAGCATTTATTAATACTATTTTTTCTTGGTTAATAAATTTTATAAAATATATTTTGTCATGTAATGAAGTATTAGTAGGGGCATCAAATTGAATAATATCTCCCAATTGAAGATTAATGTTGTTTGTTAGGGGTAGAGGTGATTTTTCTTGTATTTCTTCTTCTTGTGTTTCTTCTTCCTCTTCTTGTGTTTCTTCTTCTTGTGTTTCTTCTTCTTGTGTTTCTTCTAATTTTTTTATTTGTAATTCTTCTTCCATTTTATTCATAGCAATCTTATATTTATAATAGAAATTAATATAATTCTAATATTATTTCCAGTTAAATAATATTAGAAAATCGTTAATATACTTATTTAAAAGATTTAAAGATTGTTTATGATGTAATAATATTATCTTAGATTAATTTCTATGGTAACTATTGCAAATTCAATTAATCTTAATGTTACAAATGTGTTAAATAACGAATTCAATTATTTTAATATTAAAAAATATACTTTCAATAACAATGAATATAAGATTATTAGATATGACAAGGAAAAACTCAAAAATTTATTAATTCTTGGACTACAAGATAAGTATTCAGAAGTTTCTAAATATCGTTCTGTTATTATTAGAAATAACAAAGTCGTGTGTTTTGCTCCGGAAAAATCATTAGATTATTCTCTTTTTGTAAATAACTATAATACAGAAAATAGTTGGGTGGAAGATTTTATTGATGGAACTATGATTAATGTGTTTTATGATAATATTAAAGAAGTTTGGGAAGTTGCTACACGTTCTAGTGTTGGTGCAAATATTGTATTCTTTAATGATGTTAAAAACTATAAATATTTTGATAATAACAATTATTTTAAAGATTATTATAATCTTACATTTCGTTCTATGTTTTTTGAAGCATGTAATAGTTGTAATTTAGATCTTAATTGTTTAGATAAAAAATATGTTTATAGTTTTGTATTACAACATCCATTTAATCGCATTGTTACTCCTATTATTACACCTATTATTTTTCTAGTTAAAGTTTATGAAATTATTCATCCTATTAATAATGTGCTAAGTAGTGATAATTTAAATAATGTTATTATTAATGAAATTGATATTCAATCATTAGTAAATGCTCCGCCATATATATTTATTAATAGCAATGTTAAATTTGTTAATAAGTATCCAGTGACAAATTTTCAAGAAATTAAAGATTATTATTCCTCTGGAAATGCTGGATATAATTGTGTAGGATGCTTTTTATATAGTAAAGACGGAACACGTAGTAAAATTAGAAATGTGAGTTATGAAGAAGTACGTAAACTTAGAGGAAATCAACCAAAACTACAATTTAATTATTTAACCTTAAAGCAACAAAATAAAGTGGGGGAATTTTTACAATATTATCCGGAACACACTGTAATTTTTAATAAATTTAAATTGGCAATGTATCATTATACAAATAATTTATTTATGAATTATATTGGTTGTTTTGTTCGTAAAGAAAAACCATTAAAAGAATATGAATTTGAATATAAAACACATATGTATAAATTACACGAAAAATATAAGACTGAACTTAAACCAAACCAAAAATCTATTGATAAGAAATTTGTAATTGATTATGTAAATACTCTACATCCAGCACAACAAATGTTTTTGATTAATTATAAGAGTCCTCAAGTCAAAGGAAGTTGCGCAATGAATTATGATACTAGTGTTACTAGTGCTAATACTTGTCCTACAAGTGTTATTAGCGAAACTTCTAAAGAAGAAAAAGAAGAAATGGATTGTTCTATTTGAGTATTAGATTTTAAAGTTTAATTGTAAAATAAATTATTTATAATAAATATTTTAAAAACAAAATATTTATTATATACATAGCACATTATGGGAAATATATGTGACCTATTTTCTTTTAATAAAGAATGTAATAATGAATGTAATAGTGAATATAGCAAAGAATGTTTTAAAGAATATAATAACGACAAAAAAAATAATACAAATCATGTTCCATTTTTAGATATTTCTAATATTTATTATGATGAGCATGCCGAACCCCCATCTTATAGTCAGTTGCGTAATGTAAAAAACGATGAATATTATACACATTGTGATTAATTAATGTTTATGGCAATAAGCAAGACTTACAGGCGATGGAGCTGTCAAAAGTGGTGGACATACCGACGCTGCTCAGCTAGTTTAATCCAAGCCATTGCACATTTAGGGGAAGCCGCGTTCTCGAGTATTAACGCATCGAACCACCAGCTCCAGTCTGCACTATCACGCTTGAGATACCGCATTCGATAAATTTGAACCAATTCAATTGCTAATTTATCTATGAATTGTGCTTTCCAGACACGCACTGCTCGCCCTCTTGCTGTTGCCTGTATAATTGTTGCGGCAAGATAAATATTAACTTCCACATCATGGAGATCAAGGAGCAATATCCGCGTCTCAAGGAACAATCTCCGCCTCTCAATGAACAATCTCCGCGTGCCCCTCAACCACACACGACAGCACATTCCGCGTGCAGCCGCCTGTATAATTGTTGCTGCTGTATATTTTTGCGCAACAGATGGGAACCGCTTATCTAGCGCTTCCAGTGCTTTTTTAGCAGCAATATATTCATATGCGTCAGCTTGAGCATCATCCCTCCACATTGCCGCAGCAGCGGCAGCATCGTCGAGATTATACACATATGTAGTCACCGCCCCCACCCTCATCAATCCCGCCATCGCAAATAGAGGCGATGATGCCATGTCGGCAAAGTCATCTGACTCGTCTGAATCGTAAGACTCCTCGGTGTCAGTCTGAGATGCCGCCTTGAATGCTATTGCTTCCCGTTCTTGTGCCTTTGCTTCTGCCCATGCTAATGTTGCTGCCCACGCCTCTTCATCTGATATAGATTTAAATGAAATTGGTTCAAATAGATGTTCATGTGCATCGCCCAACGTAAAGCACGCTTTATTTGTATTATTGTCTTTCACCTCTTGTTTGATAATAAGTTTAGCATCAAGTGGTTCCAATTGTGGAACCGGAATTACTGGTGGAAAGCAAGACTTAATAAGGCGCTTTGCCAATCCAATATAGCAATTCATTGACTTTTGTTTATTAACTCTTGTTTTATTGCTTTTAGACTTTTCATAGCAACTTAAAAAAAAATATCAATTTTTTTTGACTATACAATACAAAACATTATTTATTTGGAAGTAAAATATTCTTTAATAGAATTAATTAGCATAATAGAACTATTAATACATTCTTCAAAATTTAGCAAAATATCATCTTTTGTAATCTGATTTTTATAAGACAATTTAATAATACTAAAATTGTCGTGAGGGTGCTTCTTCAAGAAACTAACATAATTTAAATTTTTAGAAGTAATAAAATATTTATCATAAAAATTGAACTCAATAATTTTGCCAATAGTATAATCTTCATTTTCTAATCTAATACTATATGAATTTTCCATAGTATCTTCAATTTCTTGAATAAAATCCATATTTTCTTTAATTAGTTTTAAAGAATTAAATAATTTTTTAATTAGTAAATTTGTGGCAATTTCAACTAGTTTAAAATTATCATAAATACCAATGGTTTCAATAATAAAATCAAAACTATCTTCTTCGTAATGGCGTTTGGCATCTAAAATCATCCAATCTTTTTTCATAATTTCAATTTCTTCTTTTCCATATTTTAGTTTTAATTCTGTTTCTTTTAATTCCCAAGCATCTTTAATTTTTACTTGGTCTAAGGTATTTCCATAACTACAAGTACTTACTACATTAAATGTTCCACTATTTTTAGCATTGCTAATAGTAAATTTGGCTTCTAAATGTAATTGCTCTTTATCCATATTTGAATCAATTTTCGGTCTTAGGCGAAGTAAATCAATATAATCTCCTGTCATTGGATCTGGAGGGAAAATCTTTAGAACTTCTCCACGTGTTAAATATTTACCTGTTTTAATATTTTTTATTTGAAAATCTTCGCTTGTAACATAAATAATAACATTTGAATCATTACTTTTATTTATTTCTAAAACATATTCGTCATATGGAAAATCTTGTAAAGCATCAATATGAATAGGAATACAACTTAAGCGCTGTTTAATTAATTCGTTATTTAGACGTGATTTATTAGTAAAAATTTTAACATTATTTTTTTCATATGGATAACTTTCAATGGCAATAACCGGGATTTCTGATAAAATTACTCTGCGCAATCCATTAGCATAACTTACATTAATATTACTTAAAGTAAAATTTAGTGTTCCATTTTGTTCTTCAACATTTGAAATTTTTGCTTTTGTAGACATTTATATTTATAATTATATAAATACATCTTATATATTTTCAATTTTTATTTTAATTGTTTTATTGTTTTAAATAATTAAAATAATTAGTTTAATTATATATTAAAAATTATTATTAAAAATTAATAATATAACTTTTTAGATGAGTTGTATATTGTATTATAGCAATTTTTGTGAAAATTGTAAAAAGTTGTTAATAATATTATCTAAATCAGGAATAAAAAATAATATTCATTATATTTGCATAGATAAACGAATACAAAAAAATAACTCAACATATGTAATTTTAGAAAATAATCAAGAAATATTATTACCAAATACTATTAATGCTGTTCCGGCACTAATGTTAATTAATGATAATTATAAAGTTCTATATGGTGACAATATTACCAATTATTTAAAACCAATAGAACAAGTTGTTGTTCAAAAAGCTACAAATTTTAATGGAGAACCATCGGCATTTAGATTTGGTGGAATGTCTTCAGGAGTAGTTTCTGATAATTTTAGTTTTTTAGACCAAAATAGTGATGATTTATCGGCAAAAGGAAGCGGAGGTTTAAGACAATTGTATAGTTATGCTACTATTGATTATACTGACAAAATAGAAACACCTCCCGATGATTATGTTCCAGACAAAGTTGGAGATGTAAATATTAAAAATTTAGAACAACAAAGAAATACTATGACTAATTAAATACTATGACTAGTTTAAATAAATTTATATTATAATTTATAATATAATTTATAATTTATAATATAATTTATAATATAATTTATAATATAATTTATAATAATTTTATTATTTAAAGTAATACTATTATTTTTAGTATTAATGAGTACTATTAATAATAGTGGATTAGTATTAGATAGTAATAAAGCTATTATACTGATAGACTTTTACAAAATATTTAAGGATTTAATAATTGATTTAAATAATAGTTTTACAGATAAAATAGGAGTAACTATTCAAAATAATAAAGATTATCAAAATATCATAAATTATTGTTTACCAAACTATAAAGATGCTATGAACGCTGATGAATATGTTAATTCCATAGAGTTGACATCTTTAAATGTTGATTTTTTGAAATCTATTAATAATGTATATGAATATTGTAAACGCACATTTGCTATAAGAAGTATTGATATTTTATATCAAAATGAGGATATTTTTTTGAATAAATCAAATATTAAAGTTAGTGAAGAAAATTCACAAACTATTAATACAATGTTTTTACCAGATATTGAATTTTCTGAATTATATTATGATGACACAAGCGAGAAAACAAAACAAACATTATGGAAATATTTACAATTAATATTATTTAATATTATTACTACTATTGATGATATTTCATTTTTTGGTAATTCACTAGAATTACTCAAAATTATTGATGGTGAGAAATTTTCATCTAAAATACAAAGCACTATTGAAGAACTATCAAAAATATTCTCATCTAAAGAAAATACGGATACTACTAGTGAAACAGATACTAATAGTGTAAATAATAAACCTGATTTTGCCGAAATGTTTGATATATCTAACAATCCATTCAATATGTTTAGTGAAATGTTTAATAATATTGGTGAAACTAACGATCCAACTAATAATAACGGACAAACTAATAATAATGGACAAACTAATGAGCCAACTGATAATAATGGACGAACTAATAATAATGATTATGCTATTCCAGATAAAGAAGAACTTTTTTCACACATTAATAAATTAATAAATGGCAAAATAGGTTCGCTCGCCAAAGAAATTGCCGAAGAAACAACTAAAGACATGGATTTGGATACAGAAAATATTACAGATGTAAACGATGTGTTAAAAGGATTTATGAAAAATCCCACCAAATTATTAGGTCTTATTAATAAAATAAGTAATAAAATAAATACCAAAATGAAAGATGGTTCGTTAAAAGAAAGCGAACTCTTAGAGGAAGCAACCAATGTTTTTAAAAATATGAAAAATATGCCTGGAATGGGAAATGTTAATGATATTTTAAAAGCGATGAATTTAGATCAATTTATGCCAAAAGGTGGTAAAATTAATCCAACTGCTTTTCAAAATATGATGGAACAAAATGTTAAAATGTCTAAAATGAAAGAACGTATGAGAAAAAAAGCAGAAACTAAGGGCGAAACAACTAAAACTAATGTGAGTTACAGAGAAAATTATGATTCTGCTACATCTCAATCTCCTTCTTCTAATAATATTAAATTAGATGATTTGACTTCTAATCTCTCATCTTTAATGGAAGAAATGAAAAATAATACAAGTTTTATTGATGATATTATTAAAAAACAAGGACAACAAGGACTACGAGATGCCAATGCTAATGCTGTGTGTGGTGATGATAATTCTAAACGTAAATCTAATAATAAGCGAAAAGTAAATAAGAAAAATAAGTAGTGTAAAGTAGTGTAACTATTTATTTAATTCATACTTATTATTTAGAAATACATTTATACGAAATAATTATTAAATTATATTATAAACTTATTATAATATAATATAATAAATTATGGTTAATAATGAACCTTATATAGGAAGAAGAAGTGTTGAAGTAAACGATGTAAAGAATATTAATACTAATAAAGATAATGATATAAATAATATTGAAAATGAAAATGAAAATGAAAATGAAAATGAAAATGAAAATGTTACAAGCAATACACTTTGGTTAACTAATCCTATTATTTTAGTTGATAAAAATGCTATTACACAATTATGGCCAATGGAAAATATGACACGAGAGCAAAAAATTAATGCTATAACAAGATTAGTTATTTTATTAACTTTAATGGGGTTTCTATTTTTAAATAATATAAAAATTTTAATTACTGGAATAATTGCATTATTAATTCTACTATTTACATATTATATATTAAATAAAAATGCTAATTTAAACAATGTAAAAGAAACATTTAGCAATGAAGAAATGTATGAAAAAGTGAAACATAATTTTACAAATCCAACTTCATCAAATCCAATAATGAATACATTATTGCCTGAAATACAAGATAATCCAAATAGACTTGAAGCGGCACCCTCATATAATAGTGCTGTTAAAAATAGTATTAATGAAGAAACAAAAGAGTTTATAGCTAATAATTTTGAAAACAATGAAAATATCAAAAAAAATTTATTCAATAATCAAGCAGATAATTTTGAATTTGAACAATCTATGAGACAATTTTATACAACAGCAAATACTCGAGTTCCTAATAATCAAAAAGAATTTGCTAGATTTTGTTATGGAAATATGGCTTCGTGTAAAGATGGTGATGTAGAAATGTGTTTAAAAAATTCTTTTGAAAATAGAGGTTTATAAGTTTTATTAAATAAAATTTTTAATAGAATTTAAATATAATTTAATATAGCAAAAAAATAATATATTAAATTATTATAAATGACTTCAACTATTGCTTATCCATATATTTTTGATTCTATGTCTAGAATAGGCAATGATTCTCCAGCAATTGATCAACGCAATATTCAAAATGTAAATAATGCCAACTACAATTTAGAGAATTATTATCCTTCTTGCCCAATGAGTAAAGCGCAAGATTTTGCTTTAACGCAACCATATGTTTTTTATAAAGGTTCTCACGAAGGCGGCATTAAAGGTTGCGAAATTGAAGCAAACAATGATTTGAAATATACTCATATTTCGCGTCCTGCATGTAAATTAACATTAGTAACAAGACCATTTTTAACTGTTCCTTATTTAGGAAAAGGTTTAGGAGATTGTGATATGGAATTTCAATTAAAAACAGGACAATTTGACTTAAATAAAAAAACAATCAATAATACTATGGAACAATCCTTTTTGGAATACAAAAATTATCCATTAATTGATTCCATTAAAGAAAGTGTTACAAATAGTGCTTATATTATTGAAGATGATGCTATGAAGGGTTGGCAAAGAGGAGGCATGAGTGCACGTGAATTTGCCCGTAATCAAGAAAAATAAACAATATTAAATTATATAATATACTAATAATTATATTAAATATAAATTAACTATTTTATATATTTAATGTCGTCAACTATTAATTCTTTAAATGATTATTATAATAACATTGAAAACATAAACTATAATAGTGAATTTTTATGTACTTATAAAAGTATGGAGGAAGAATATTATCAAAATTTATGCTATCAAACACAAATACTACAAGCATTAAATATTAGTAAATACGATGATACTATTGTTTCCAATCATATTGAGAAAATTTATTATTTTTTACAAAATTATTACGAAATTGATATTATTTTATTAGCATTAAAAGAAAAATATAAAAATTCAAGTATTTCTTTTTTTATAGAAAATAACAATTCAGCATTATTTCAAATGTTATTTAGTTATGAATATTTTGATATTTTTCATAAATGTTTATGTCACTATATAATAGATAAAAAGCTTAAAAAGGAAATAGACATCACCAAAAAGTTTTTCAATGAATTAAAAGATATTATAATAGAATAAGTTTTTAAGGGTTTTTTGTATTTTATAATACTATAGTTATTACTGCTGATAAATTATTTTACAAAATAGAAATATTTATTATGCTAATACATAATAAATATTTCTCCGTGAAAATATTATTCTTTAATATAACTACTTGTGCATAGTTTTTTTATTATTTTATCATCATTATGTTGTTTATTATTTGCTATTGCTACTAATGTGTGTGTATAATAATTTTGTTTATTTTCATTATTTTGAAAATCAGGATTTTCCTTCGTCCACTTACTTAGTGCATAAAATTGCTTTGTTGATATATTTTTTATTACTCTTTTAATTTTTTCTTTATTAACATCTTTTTCCCAATTATCATCATCTTTTATATATAATGACTCGCGTTTTAAGTCTGTGCAATGAATAGGTCGTTGATAAAGTCCCAATTTATTCATATTTTCTATAATTACATTACTTAGTCCATTTACTAGTCCATTATGTTTTGTATAATCTAATTGTTGTAAACTAACTTCTATTGATTTAATAAAATCACTCATATTTATTGCGTCTTTGCATTTTTCATTCAAAAAAACTTGAATATTAAATTTTTGATTTGTTGTTGTAATATTATTTCCCACTTTAGGAATTAATTCTTTTATTGTATTTGTTAATTCTTGTATTTGGTTTTGCTGTTGTTTTACTACATCCAATATTAATTCTTTTGATAATGATAATTGATAATTCAAACTGTCATTATTTTCATAATCCAAACATTTTTTTTTATGTCTATATAATCCTGATGGGTATTTATATGTTTTTTTACAAATTGCGCACTCGTATTGCGTTTGGGGTTTTTTGGGGTTTTTTTGTATCATATTTGTATCATTTTCCCTATTTTTGTGCTTTTGGGTTGACAAATGTCTAATATAATCTTTTTTATTAGACGTTATGAACTGACAATTTGAGCAACAAAAATTTTGGGGTTTTTGGGGTAAAATTTGTGTATCCATTATATACCATTATAGGATATATAAAAAAACCCCTAAATATTTTTTCATAAAAATATAATTTTTGTAAAAATTTATGCTCTGAGTTTTTAATAATAAAATTTAGGTTATTAGATCATAAAGGTGTAAATCTGTTTTTTGAAAGCACAATTTTTTATTTTTATAAAAGGCTTAAAAATTATAAAATTGGACATTTATAAATGTCCATTTTTCAAAAAAATTCTGAAATTTATTTTTCCCAAATTTACACTTTTTACATATTTTAATTATGCTAATAAATAATTTTATATATTATATATTTTTATAACCATAAGTGTATTATGAGGAATATAAACCCTTTATTACATTTTCGCCATTTAGTTTTATTTTCTCTCATATTTTGTATTTTGTATTTTGTGAATTTTGTATTTTGTGAATTTTGTATTTTGTGAATTTATTATTTCAAATTATAAAAATTTAAAATAATAAAGTAGATTATATAATAATATGACTTCAACAAGAAATAAAAATACTCAGTTGAATTATAATTTAGAAAAATCTAACACGGAAAAATTACTTCGTGAAAATTTATATTTACATTCATCATCAGGAAGACCTATTAGTGAGTGTATTCCTTCGCTCGGATATATGCCAAGTCATATATCTAGGGATGCCTTGGCACGCAATTCAATTGATATTGAATCACAATTGTTAGGTATTGGTTCAACTAATTTAGAAACTCCTTGTGAACCTGTTATTCCAAATATTATAAATCTAGAATTGAAAGATTTTTTTGAGAGACAGCAAACTATTATAATGCCTTATCCTATGGTCTATGAAAATAATCAGCGACCTATATTATCATAATATATATATATTTTATAGTATATACTTTTATAAATATTTTCCTTTACCTTTTTGAAACAACATAAAAGGAGTATATTTTATTGTATTATTACAATTTGGATCATTTATTACAGTATTTAGTGTTACTACATTATTTGTAGCTGTATTGTTATTTATACATTCTTGTGATAATTTATTTCGTCTATTTGATTTAACTATATTAGCAAAATTTTGTTTCCTTAATGTATTTGATATGTTAAGTGTTTTATTTTTAACCGAGTCATGCTTTATAGAGTTTTGTTTAACGGCAATTTTATCACAATTACTAGTAATACAAGCATCATTTATTTGATATTGATTAATAAACCCTCTACCCGTTGTAAAATTAGGATCATATGGTTCAATAGATAATAATTTTGGAACATTATTTAATCCAACCAAACCTTGAATCATTTTTCTCGATAAGTTACTGCCATTTTTTGCTGCGATAAAAACAGCATTTGTTCTTGATGTGCGTGCTCCAGTTCCACGATATTGTTCAATTGCTTTTGTTAATGTATCAATTTCACCATCTCTTTTAATTTCTATATTATTATTGGGATATCTAAAATTTTCATCTGGGTCATTAATAGGATCATGCCAAATATAAATACAATCTACATTGGTAAAATCACTGGCACTGGTTGTTTTAACAAAATTAGCAAACGTTAGGCTATAAAAGTTTAATATATCTAAATCTAAATAGCGTTTTAAGTTTATAGAATCAGGTGATAAATGTATATTTAAATTATTGAATACATAGAACATAGCACTATAATTGAATCTTAAATCATACAAAAGCAAATCAGAATTTCTTGATAATAAAGTTATTTCATCCTCTCTTATTAAATCTTTTAAATTATTAATTTTTATATTACTTGGATCACTTGTTGTAATATTTTTAAATTCTACATTTATTGCAGAATTTACTAGCGCATTATTTATAGAATATATGTCACCACTTATATTATTTACTTTTGCTAAGTTGTTGAAACTATTTTTATAAATGTTATTTGTCGAAGCATCAAAATAACTTTTTATATTTATATCAAAAATTTTACCTACTTGAGAGACAATATTATTATATAATACTATGTTATAGTTTATTGTGTTGTTTATATTATGACTAGTGCTATTTTTAGCATAATTCAAACAAATATCTAGTAAATAATACTTGCTAAGATTTGGTATAAGAAGCTCGTAGTTTGAATTACTTGTTATTTTCAGTGTATTTATATTTTTTTGAAACTTAATGATTGATTTATTATTAGAATTGGTAGAAAACTTTATATGATTATAAATATCATTTTGTGTAATTCCTGTCAAGCGATCACCAAGTCCTAAAAACATAGTATTTGAAAAATCTTGTTTTAATGTTTTATTAGGTTGATTATTAAATGTTATAGATTTAGTATATAAGTTACTACTATAATCTAATACTTTTACATTATAAAGATATACATTTTTTAATCCAAAAATAATTTTGCTATTATTTTTTATATTTTTTATTATTTGAAAGTTATTGGTTTTAATTAGAAAAGTTTTAATAATATTCATAGTATTATTTAAACTAGATGTAAAAAACGAATTAGTTGCGTTACCTAAACTAAAATCATAATAATTTACATGCTTATAATCTAATGTGAGTTTATTATAAGATAATATATTGCGAAATATAGAATAAGAAGTATTTTTTTGTAATATAGTAAAACTAGTATCATTTATAAAACTAGTGCCACCACTATTATCAATTAATAGCGTATTAAAATTAGATAATTTAAAATTTATAATACTAGAACTATCTATTGTTGTATTATTAAAATAAAAATCATTACTTACATCTGTAATAGTATAGTTTATAGAAGTATAATTACTAGGAATAATTACAGGGACATCACTTGATGTTCTATAATTTCTATATTTATATAGATAGTCACGAATATTTATTTGATACATATCAGAATTACTAAAATAATAATTTAAATGATGTATATAACGATTATAAGTGTCATTAATATTTGTAGTTAAAGAATTATTTATATTAGAATAAATAGTCTTTTCGAAAAATGTATTACTTAAATCATTAAATAAGTAATTATATGAATTATCACTGCTATCTAAATTTTTTACAAATAAAATTTTACCATTTTTATTAGTGGATGAATCAAAAATAAACTTCATATTATTTTTTATATTATTTTGAGTAATTAAGCAACAACTCGTATTATTAATTTTTCCACTTACTATTATTCTATTTTTATAAGTAATAGGGCTTAAAGTTTGTAAAATATTTTGCCAACTAGCATCAGTTCTATTACTACTTAAATCAGTAACATTTGTTTTTATATATAAGAGACTTCCAACATTACTTGAATCAATAATGTTATTTGTTAAAATAATATAGTTGTTTCTGTCATTAGTAATAGAAGTCATAGTTATAATATATTTATAACTATGAATATTTAAATTATATGTTATTTTTAAATTCATATTTTCATATGAATTTAAAAATCTACGAATCTATGTATTTATGTTGCTGTCATTACATCTGTATCATTAAAATACCATTGTGTGGCCAAATATTGACCTTTTGATGATTTTTCAATATTGCTATCTTTCTTAATTTGAAGATTTGGTCCTTTAGTATTTAGTGAATCAATTTCTAAAGTTCCAACAGCATAATTATAATATTTCAAATCTGATAAATTACCAGAAAATCCACCATTATAATTTACATATAAGTCATCATAATTTTGCTTAACTATATTAGATAATTTATGACGTTTTGCTAAATTTCCATTTATATATATATCACAAATATTTTGTGATGTAACTCGTATAATAACACTTACCCATTTTTTAATTGGTATTGCGTCTACATATATATCATCATAATATGGTTTTCTTCCATTATTACCGTCATTGTCATGAAAAACATTTAATGTTACTAACATTCCTAAAAGAGGGTAGCTATCTAATAAGTTTGTATTTACATTTTTCTTACCATTATATAAATAAACACCGGGACAATTGTTTGGTCCAAATATACCTTTATTTTCTGAATCGCGCACTGAATTTGGAGAGGAACCTTTATTAAAAACATGCTTAAAATCTATTGTTTCATTATAGTTTATATCATTAACATATATCCAAAACGAGTATGTAAATTCTACACCGCCATATTGATTGTTACTTCTTAAAATTGGAATCGAATTTTTTCGTCCTGTATTTTGAACAATAGTTAATGCCTCAGTAGCATCTTTCATTCCACTTATTATATATGGTGTTTCAGATGGAGATAGGAAATAATGTACTACTTTACTTCCAATATAAAATAATATTGAAAAAAAAATTAATACTCCTAACAAGAAAGTTCCTCTAGCAATCATAGTATTTGAGGATAAAAATCCACTAAAATCTCCGAGTTTCTTCTGTGTATCATATGGTATCATTGCGTTAAAATATTTATTAATATTTCCTAATACTCCTCCATTAGAATTCATATTATTTATATATAATTAATATAAATAATATAATATAATATATTTTATTATAATTTTATTATATTTTATTATAATTTTATTTAAATTTGAAAAGATCCTTGTTCCTTATTATATTCTAAAAAGCTTACTTTTAAGCTATATTTATTGAATAATGAACTGGCTAAAGATGCATTTATTCCTTCTTTATAAATATTATAAGCATCTTGTGGATTACATGAGTCACCTTCATAGCGAATACGAGTTATAAAACCTTCAAATCCCGGATTAGTATTAGACATATTTCCTAAATACATATTTTTTTTTACAGCTGGACTATTTCTATAATAATTTTTATATAATCCATGCAAGATAAATGAATTTCTTAATTTACCATCTAAATATACATCTAATGTTCGAACATCAACACTTATTGTTAAATTATTCCATTTTTGAACTGGTATATTAGGTATTTTATATCTAGTAAAAATTGTTTCATTGGATAGACCAAAACATTCTATATCTATAAATAAATTATTTTCATATTCATCTAATGCTATGTTAATATTTTTATATGTTGGATTAATTGGTGTAGCTATAGAAACTTTTTTACTAATACCAGATAAATTTGATTTTATGTTTGGAACTGTTGTTGGATTAGCAAGTGTGGCTAAATATAATATATTTTTCTCATTTCCAATATTATTTCCCCAATTATCTATATAAAACCAAACACTCAATGTAAAATTGGATGAAGTAGTCTCAGGAATATCATCCGCAACTATAATATTAGTACTAGATAATGTTGCGTCTGTTGTTGTCACTGCTTTTGATGCTACACACATTTTATCATAAATTATATTTGTTTTAAAAATTAAGTTCTTTAATCCCCAAAATAATACTAAAGCAAGAATTACTAAAATAATTATATTTATAACACTCATTTTAAAATATTAATATATAAAAATATTATAATGTTTTAAATTTGTTTTAATTTTTGTAATTTTTTCTAAATTAAGTTATTATTCTTAGTTAAACTATATAAAAATTGTATAGAGTCGGGAGTTTTTATTTTATCAAAATAGAATATTTCTTTAATACTTCCATATATACCATCATCTTCACCAATAGTTACGCTATCTCCTATAAAATAAGGCGTAATATTATTTTTAGCACCTACTAATTTACCATCAATAAAGACATCTATATTATTATTTTCATAATTAATAACAAAATATAACCATTTTTGATGCTTTACATTCGTCATTTCATATATAGTATCTAGTTGATCTAATTTATTATTTATTGTTCTAGATTTAATAATAATTTTTCTAGAGTTTCCATTATAATATATAACTGGTTTACATCCATAATTAAATAATTCGGTATCTTTATTATAAGCTATAGATGTATTGGTAGGTTGTGGATTTATATAAATATAAAAACTTATACTATAAGTATAATTATAAGGAAATTTGCCATTGATTTTTAAAGAATTATAATAGTTTGCTCCTATATTATATTGCCCATTCAAGTCATTTTTAAATAGTTTAAAATCGTACCCTTTAGTATTATCGGAAATATTATTTTTACCATTATAATAGTGATTTCTTATAATCTCTTCATTTGAAGTATTTTCATTTGAATTATTTTCAGGGTTAGTAGGAGTAGTACTAGGACTACTAGTGAAGGTCGTTTTAAAATTTGACAATATATTATTCATATTATTGGCTAAAGGCGCATTTTCAAGATTGAGGGTTCCAAACTTTGGAATAGCAACGTTGGCAGCAACATTTTTGTCTAAATTTTGATATTTTCCTAAAGTTTTCTTTTCATTTAAATAAAAAGGACCTTCTCCAGATAAAACATCATTTTTATTAAGTTTTGCTAAATATTTAAATACTATAGGCAATAAAAATATTAATGTTACTAAAATTAATAATATGAAAAATAATAAATATATAGAAGATGGTGTCAATCTTATATCTTTATTTATTTCATCTACTAATATAATTAGTAAACAAGGAATAAAAAATATTATGTCTATTAGTAGTGTTATTATACTTTGTAAAGGATTTTGTGATGCTTTCTCAGCAGAACTATCCTCCGGTTTTTTTATGGAGCTTGATTTTATAGAAAATATTTTTGCTATTATTGCAAAAATAACAATAACTATCAATACTCCTAATATGGTTTGTGTAACATTAAAAATATCATTATTGGTTTTGTGTAAATATAATATAAAATTAATTGTTAATACTGGAAATAATATTATTAAAAATAGTAATCCAATATATTTATACATAGTAATAAAATCGTATTCAGGTGTAAAATTTTGATAGTTTTGAGTATTATGTTTTATAACATAATATCTAAAAGTGTGTATACAAAATGCTATTAAAAATAGCCACATAAAAATTTCATATACAGAATTTTTTATATTGAAAATATTTTGATTGTCATTTAAATAATAAAATAGACCCAGTAGCAATACCAATATTGCTACAATTATATGAATATAATACTTTTGTTTTCTATTATCATAAGCATCAAGTGCATCCTTTTTTTTTGCCTGTAAATAATTACTAGATATTTTACCGATTTGAGTTATTATTTCACTAGCACTAGCCATAAATAATATATTACATTATAAGTATATTATTTATTTATAAACCCAATATTTATAGATTTTCAAAAGCAGTTTTTTTTCCATGGCAATCTCTACATAGTGCTTCTAAATTGTCAATATTATTTGAACCTCCATATTCTAATTTTTTTACATGATCTACTTCAAACCACGCTGGTAATTGTTTTTGACAATGTTTACAATGCCAATTTTGCGAGGCAGCTACATATTTTTTTTTTGTTTCACTCACGCTTCTTTTTGTTGATATATTTCCTGAAGATAATATTTTCTGTTGTTGTTTTGATAAATAATTTTGATTATTATTTATTGAAGTTAATAGATTTTGTGATAGTTGATTATTAACAGGACTAGAAAAATTATAATTATTATTTAGTTCATTTGTTATTGATTTAGATGTTAAATCAATAATAGGGGTTATAAAACTGGCAGTATTTCTATCAATAGGTAAATATTTTATATAACTATTGGCTTGCGTTACAATTTCTTTGTAGTTCCCTGGGTTTTTTTTAATAAATAAATATAGACATAACCCAATAAAAGCAAAAAATATCATTTTGTAATATTTTTCATAGTGTTTGAGTTTATTAATTAATTTTCCTTCAAAATATGTATTTGCTAATACAAAAATAGTTATTAAAATAATTATTAATTCTAGTTTCATAGTATTATTTCATATATAAATATAATAAAAATAATATTTTTGTTATATTTATCTTCTTTTTATCTTCTTTTATTTTTATCCATTTTCCAAAAAAAATATACTATAATTAATACTATAATAATTAGTAATACTAATCTTAAAAAATCACTATTATCTTTGTCTTTATCTTTCTTTTTCCAAAATTTAAATTTTGAACCCATTTTTTATATATATATATAGAAATATATTATTACTAAAATAATAATAATTATTAGAGCACCAAAAATATATTTTTCCTTATTTTTCCGTTCATCGTTTTTTTTTATTTCTTTTAATTTATAATGTTCATAATATTTATTTAAAGCATCATAATATGTTAATTCAGGTTTACCTAAATAGCTATTTATTTTATTGTGTATAAAATGGACCCACTTTGAAAACGATTCTCGCGAGTCTAAATACGGCGTGACAGGATACGCATCTAAAAATTTACTAAAAACACCTCCAATATCGGAAACCGGCAAAAATAAGGGCAGGTTTGTTACAAAGTCATAATATTTTTTTTTCGTACATTCATTAATATGTATTGGATAAGATAAAGCAATAGTATATAGCACAAACCAATAATGAGGACCCCATATAATAGGATTAAATATATGGTCTGTGTTATTCATAATAAAATTTTAATATATATAAAATTTTATTATATTAAATTTTCTTAGTGTTTACTTATTTGAATTAACTTATTTGAATTAACTTATTTGAATTTAGTAAATTATATAAAAACATTATTATTAGTTATTTTAACAATGAATATAAAAAAACAATATTTTTGTAATAATTGTGGAAAATTAGGGCATTTATTTCATCAATGTAAAGTACCTATTACTAGTATAGGTATTATTCCTATTAGAATAGTAAAGAAATATGATGCCTCGCTAAATAAATATGAAAATTCTATTGAACTATTGATTATTAAGCGTAAAGACACATTATCATTTGTTGATTTTATGCGTGGAAAATATTCTATTGAAGATAAAAATTATATAAAAAATTTATTAAATAATATGACTAATAATGAGAGAAATTATTTATTAAATAATGATTTTGATACAATATGGCAATATTTATGGAATTATAATACAAATAATTCTTATAAAAATGAAGAAAGAACCTCAAAAATTAAATTTACAAATTTAAAACAGGGGTTTTCTAATATTTTAGAAAGTTATGATTTAAAATCTTTAATTGACTTATGTGATAAAAATTATGAAGAACCTGAATGGGGATTTCCAAAAGGACGACGAAATTATCAAGAAAAAGATATTATATGTGGACTGAGAGAATTTGAAGAGGAAACAGGTTATAGTAAAAATGATATTATACTAATTAATAATATTGTTCCATATGAAGAAATTTTTAGTGGTTCTAATTATAAATCATATAAGCATAAATATTTTGTTGGTATTATTGTTGATAATAATCAACCTAAAAATGATTATCAAATATATGAAATTACTGAAATAAAATGGATATCAATAGATGATGTAAATAATTATATTAGAGAATATAATTATGAAAAAAAAAAAATAATAGATTATTTAAATAAATTATTAAAAAGTTATAAACTATATATTTAATATATAACTATGAGTAATGTTAATAAATATGAATTAAATGAAGGAGACATTGTTAATATTTCAGACTCTTTAAGTGATGAAGGGGAAGAACCAGAAGAAGAAGAAGAACAAGAAGAAGAACCAGAAGAAGAACCAGAAGAAGAACCAGAAGAACCAGAAGAACAAGAAGAGACAGAAGAAGAAGAAGAACCAGAAGAACAAGAAGAACCAGAAGAAGAAGAACAAGAAGAGTCAGGACAGCAACCATTCATAAAACCACAAGTAAATCCAGACATTAAAGAAGATAAATCTAAGAAAAAAAATAATGAAGAATTAGTATCACTATTTAGAGAAAATATAAATGATAATAGCAAACTAGACAAAAATAAATTAGAAACGTTAGAAAAAAATTTAAATACAATAACAGATTATAAATATTTTAACAATGCTGTTGAATTATTGAACGCAAAAGAGTTAAATGAATCAAATAATACAAATTACAAATACTTATATCCACATTTAGACGACGAATTTTTAAGTATTAAAATAGCAAATAAACAAGAATTTGAAGAAAATAAATTGCTATTAAACATAGACGAAACTTTTGATTTTGAAAAACAAAGTAATGAAATTTGCAATAAAGATTTTGAATTAGCACCACATCAAAAATTCATAAAAAATTTCCTTTCTATGTATACTCCATATAATGGTATACTACTATATCATGGATTAGGAACTGGAAAAACATGCTCAGCAATTGGTGTTGCCGAAGAAACAAGAAAATATTTAAAATTTATGGGTTATAATGAACGAATAATAATAGTGGCTTCACCTAACGTTCAAGAAAATTTTTATTTACAATTATTTGATGAACGAAAATTAGAAGAAAAGGGTGGACTATGGACTATTAGTAATTGTGCTGGGCAAAATATATTAGACGAAATTAATATGATACAAAAAAATTTATCACGCGAAAAAGTAATAAAAATAGTTAAAAATATAATAAATAATTATTATTTATTTATAGGATATACACAATTTGCCAATTTAATAATAAAGAAATCAAATATTTCAAATCAATCTTTAAGTACTATGGATTCAAAAAAAAAACTATTATTAATAAAAAACAAATTACAAAAATTTTTTAATAATAGATTAATAATAATTGATGAAATACATAACATACGTCAATCTAAAGATAATAGTAATAAATTAGTATCAAATGAGTTAATGAAATTAGTTAAAAATGTAAATAATTTAAAGTTGCTGTTTATGTCGGCAACACCTATGTTTAATGATTATAAAGAAATAATTTTTTTAATCAATATATTAAATTTAAATGATAGACGCTCAATAGTAGAATTAAAAGACGTATTTTCTAATGATGGAAGTTTTATAGTAAATAGCGATGGCACACAAGTAGGTTTGGAACTATTTAAAAGAAAAATAAATGGTTACATAAGTTATATTAAAGGCGATAATCCATTAAGTTTTCCTTTTAGAATTTTACCTAAAGATTTTTCCGAAAATAACAGTATTTTAAATAAAAAATATCCAGAATTTAAAATAAATGCTAATCCTTTGAATGAAGCGTTAACTTTCTTTGATATATATGTAAATGATGTAAATATATCACCTTATCAAGAATTTGTATATAATATTATTTTAAAAAATAATATATCTAAATTTGATGAAGAAAAGCTAAATGCTATGGAGTCTTTTGGATATACATTATTACAAAAACCATTAGAATGTTTAAATATTGTTTTTCCTAATAACAAATTAGAAAATTATTTTAATGAAAAAATGACTTACTATAATAATAATATAGTAGAAGTAGTACAAAATATAAATATTGAAGAAATAAATGCGCTTGCTGACATAAAAACTATTGTTGGCAAATCAGCAATTAATAATATTATGACTTATCAAGAAACACAAGCACCTAAATCTAGATTTAATTATAATTTTAAGAGCGATTTTTTTAAAAATATGCCAATTAATATGTTTGATTATGATGTAATTGGAAAATATAGTTTTAAAATTAAAGCAGTCATCGATTCACTATTAGGTTCTCAAGGTCCAGTAATAGTATATTCACAATTTATAGATTCAGGATTAATACCAATAGCACTTGCATTAGAAGCAAAAGGATTTACACGTTATGGAAATAATAAATCTCTCTTTGCTAATCCACCAAGCGAGGAATTAGATGTAAATACTTACAAAAAAAAATCAGAAGTATTACAACAGCAAGGAGCACGCTTTAGAGGTGCTAAATATGTGATTATAAGTGGAAATAGTAATATTTCTCCGGACATAGTAGGCGATTTAAAAGCTTGTACGGATTCTAATAATGTTGATGGTGAAAATGTGAAAGTAATTCTTTTATCGGCAGCTGGCAGTGAAGGTTTAGATTTTAAGTATATTAGACAAATACATGTTTTAGAACCTTGGTATAATATTAACAGAGTAGAGCAAATTATTGGGCGCGCTATTAGAACATGTAGTCATAAAGATTTACCATTAAATAAACGCAACGTTCAAATATTTATGCATGGCACATTGTTAAGCAATAACAATGAGGCGGTTGACTTATTAATTTATAGAAAAGCAGAGGAAAAAGCTAAAGTAATAGGAAACATTACTCGTGTTTTAAAAGAACATAGCATTGATTGTTATTTAAATTATGAGCAACAAAAATTCGATGAAAAATATTTAAATAAAAAATTACAAATAAATCTCTCTAATTCTAAATCGATTGAGTATGCTATTGGAGATAAGGTAAATAGTCCATTATGTGATTATATGGATAACTGCCAATATACATGCCAACCATCTTTAGAAGAATATACTCAAAAATATGGAAATGAAGAAAACAAAATAAATCTATTTTCTTATGATGAATCATTTTTGAAAACTAATAATGAAGTTATTATTAAACATTTGAGAGATTTATATAAGGAATATTATTTTAGAACAAAAGGAGATATAATCAACTACGTTCAAACATTTAAAAAATATCCGTTGCCACATATTGATAATGCGTTAAATGAATTGGTTAATAACGAAAATATTTTTATTACTGATAAATACAACACGCAAGGAAAATTAATACATATTACTAATGTATTAAATGATATAGACGATTTATATATTTTTCAACCAATAAACTTAAATACAGATGCAACTCTTTTTGAGAGATCAAGTGGTATACTATTAAAACCTAATGCCTTGAAATTTGCTGTTCCTGAAGATTTTAATATATTTAGCAAAGAAACTACTAAAGAAACAGAAACAACAAAAGCAACAGAAGTCACAGAAGCTACAAAAGAAACAGAGGATGCTAAAGCAACCACAAAAACTATAAAAAAAACACCAAACGCGATGCTAAGTCAAAAAATAGTATTAAGTCAAAAAACTTTACAGGATAAATTAAGTGAGGAAAATATGGCAAATGTTAAAGCTTTTATTGTTGAATTACAACGCAATTATAATTATATAATAACCGAATATACACCAGAAAAAAGCGAATATTTATTAAAAGATAACAAATATATTTATTATGGTAAAATGATGGATATATTAAAAGAGGAGAAAGTAATAGGAGCTAGTGAAGTACATAGTTTAGCAATAAATATATTATTGGATGATTTAGATTTTAATAAAAGTGTTTTATTAGTTATTTATTTATTAAACAATGGTTATAATGAACTAACTGATTTTGAAAAAGATTTATTAAGTTATTATAGTTCTACAATTTTAGAAGCAAATAATGGTAAATTAAAAGCATTATATATACCTAATAAAAGTGAATTTAGAGATTATACGTTATATATTTTAATTAATACAAATTTAGAGGCTTCAAATGTAACACTAAACATTGCTCAATCGGAAGATTATAATGATTTTGATAATATAATATTATCAAAAAAAAAACCTACTTCACAAATAGGAATTCCATTAGGATTTTTATCAAGAGATAAAAAAATAACAAAAGAATTGGCAACAGATTTTAAAGTAAAAACAGGTTCAAATAAAGGCGCAATATGTGCTCAAGCAGGAAAACTTAATAGTGAGAAAATTTTTGTTGCTCTTGGGGTGAGTGATGACATAATTGAAAAATTAAAAGGAAAAAAAGTAGAAAAAGGTGAAAAATTAAATCAAAAAAATTTCTGTGCGGCACAAGAAATATATTTTAGATTGTATGATTTAAAAAAAGTAGAAAATAAACGTTGGTTTTTTAATCTCTCTGAGGCACAAATTAATAATTTAATACAATAATAAAAATAATAAAAATAATAACAATAATAAAAATACAATAAAATATAATAAAATAAAATAAAATATTTTATTATATAATTGAAATAATTTTAAAGATTAAATTAATAATATATATAATCTAAATGTCTAAAATACAAAATAAAAAATCATCGTTTAATAAAACTACATTAGACAATTCACACGTTTATATTCGTTCATTATTAACACAAAAAACAGTATTAAAATATGATGAAGTTAATTCAGAATTATTTGACATATTAGAAACAAAAATAAAAAAATTAAACGAAGGTAAGTGTATTAAGGAAGGATATGTTAAAAATAATAGTGTTAAATTATTAACATATTCTAGTGGCGAATTGTTTGACAATAAAATATTATTTGAATGTGTTTTTGAGTGTTTAATAACAAATCCTGTTGAATCAACAATAATTCATTGTATAGCAAAATCTATAACAAAAGTAGGAGTTCGTGCTGAATTAATAGTAGACGATGAACATAGTCCATATGTTATTTTTATAGCGCGCGATCATCATTACAATAATGAATCTTTCTCACATATAAAAGAAAATGATATTATTCAAGTTCGCATATTAGGTCAACGCTATGAATTAAACGATAAATTTATTAGTATAATTGCTGAATTAATAAGTATTAATAACTATAGCACATTAAAAAATGAATTAGAAACAATAGATACAGATGAAAGTTTGAAAAAAACTGGCGGACAAAAAGGTGAAAAAAAATTAAAAATTAAAATGAAAAAATCAACACATGAGGCCATTATAAATTATAACTAAGTTGCCAATTAATTTATATAAAATTTATTTAAAGGTATTTTTTTTATTACTACTACTTACTATTATGGAAATAAATAACAAAGAAGACAACGAAGACAATGAAGATAATGAAGACAATGAAGACAATGAAGACAATGAAGATAAAGAAGACAATGAAGATAAAGAAGATAAAGAAGATAAAGAAGACAATGATGATAAAGAAGATAAAACTATAATGTGTAAAAATAATATTATTGACTCTGATAATAATATAGATTCTAACGATTTGATTAAATTATGTAAAACAATTGAATCTTTAGAAAACAGTCATCATATAGAAATTGCTAAAATTTTAAAAACAAATAATGTATATTTAAATGAAAATAGTAATGGTATTTTTGTTAATTTAAATAAAATATCTGCCATGGTTTACAAAGATATATGTAATTATATTGATTTTATTAAAAAACAAGAAAGTGATATAAATAAAGATGAAAAATTGAAAAGAAATTTGCAAACAATTTATTTTAAAGATAATAAAGATATTACTACTAATATTAGTAATTAAAAATGCTATGTTTAAATAAACAAGAATTATTAACAAATGTTGATTTAAATCAACTTAAGCAATATATGTTATATGACCTTAAAACTACTAATAATAGTTCAAAAAATTTAACATTTATTAAAAACTATGATACTATTACTAATACTACAAATGAAAGTAATAGCACAAATGAAAGTAATAGCACATATGAAAATACTATTACCACTCCTAATATTAATAATCCCAATATTAGTAAAAAGCAAAATATAGTTGTTAATGTAGGCATTCCAAGAAATCGAGTTCAAATAAATTATTCAAAAAAATACAGCAAATATAATGAACCATTTAAAATTAATAATCATAAGAATTTTGCTGACAAATTATTTTGGATATTTTATAAAATTATTAATAATTTAAATGACACTGATTTAGAACATATTAACTCGTTTAAAATTATGAAAGAGTTTAAAATTGCTAGTGTTGAAAAATTAAAAAATCAAAAAAACATTTTAAAAGATTTTAAAATACAAAAAAGCGCAGTCGAAGATGACCTTACTAATAATGAAAAAATCAGTTTCAAAACTTTTCATGCGTTATGTGTATTGTATTTAATAAATGTTATAGTAATTCGCGACAATAATACATATTGTGTTTTATGTACAAATAGTGACGAAAAAGTTATCAATTTACAAAATTATAAATTGTTAAAAATAACGAATGTAAAAATGAGTTCGCAATTTAATAATTTTGATATAGAATTAGTAAATAACAGCATAACAGAAGAAGAACTTCAAAAAATATTGAAATCTTATTATACTATTGAAAATATTGAAAAACCACTAAAAGCATTTAGTAATTATAAATTAGATGACTTAGTTTCAATTGCTGAAAAGTTAAGCATTAATATATATGATGAACATGCTAAAAAAAAGAAAAAGCAAGAATTATATGAAAATATAATACAAAAACTAATTTGAATTCATTAAAGTAATGTTATTATATTTTTTATCATTATATTTTTTATCATTATATTTTTTATCATTATATTTTTTATCATTATATTTTTTATCATTATATTTTTTATCATTATATTTTTTATCATTATATTTTTTATCATTATATTTTTAAACAAAATTGAAATTTATTATTTATTACATTGTAATAAATAATAAATAATAAATAATAACATATATTAATTATGAGTAAAAGTCAATTACCCAAAGGAACGACCAAAGAAATGACCAAAGAAACTCAGAAAGAAGAATTAAGCAATAAATTTTTAAAATACATTGAAATATATTTGTCAAGTTACACGCGCTTTTCTGAAAATGTATATCCTGAATTTGAGATTCGCTTTGGAACAAAGAAAATTAAAAATATTAACAAAGTAGATTTTTACAATGTTATAAAGAGTTTGTTGAATTATGATTTTAAATTAATTAATGAAAATTATTTCTTGAAAATAATGAATGCTAGTAATCTATCCAATATTAGAACGCAAATAAATGGGCTACCAAATATTCAAAGCTATTGTAAATTAAATAATTTGTCTGGAATTTTAGATGAAAATAATATTAAATTTGTAGAAAAAGAATACTTTAAAAATAATGACACACAATTATTTCCATTAGATTTTGATGATTATAACTTTCGCGTATGTTATCAAACAGAGCAAAATTATTCTAGAAATCATAATGCTATTGAAGAACTACATAGCAAATGGAATTCATTTAAAAAAATATTTAGGTATATTAAACGCTATGAATATAGACATCCACATTTACCATTTTTAATTCATTGTAGTATTGTTAAAACTTCTAAATCACAATATGGTAAATTTATTGAGCAATTTAATATTAAAGATTCGGAGGTCTTTAATTCATTAGAAAATTTTGAAATAGAAATAGAATTTAATAACGAACTTATTATTGCCAACAAAACATTTTCAAATGCGGAATTTTTATATACAAATTTGCGCAAAGTTATTAAATATATTTTAATAGGGTTACAAGAAACAAATTATCCCATAACTCTAAATGAGATGGATTTTGCTATACAACAATATTTAAAATTGGCAAAAGGTCCAGATTATAAAGCTATGATGCTACCAAATATAAAAGATTTTATTGGTCCATCATCAACAACATTACAAATGGTAAATATTTTACCTGAAACAGAAATAAATGATACAAATAATTCTATTCCAAATATTAGAAACAATTATACTGTCACAGATAAAGCAGATGGAACTAGAAAATTGCTATATATATCACCACAAGGAAAATTATACTTTATTTCTACAACTATGAATATACAATTTACTGGATGTTATAGCGAGAAAAAAGAATTATTTAATACTATTATAGATGGTGAGCATATTTTACATAATAAAAAGGGCGAATACATAAATACATTTGCTTGTTTTGATATATATTATTTTAATGGAAAAAATGTAACGGGTTTACCTTTCATAAATTTGACAATTGAAGAACAGACCACACAAGAAACAAGCAAAGAAAAAGAAAAAGAAGAAAAAGAAGAAAGAGAAGAAAGCAAAACAGATAAAAGCAAAAAAGAGGAAAATATTAACTATCGACTTATAATTTTAAATAGCGTAATAAAAAGTCTTGACTTGAAATCAATTACAAATAGTAAAGAAATACATATTAAAATTACTGTAAAAAAATTTTACGGCGCTCATATATTTAATGGTTGTGCTAGAATTTTAAATAATATTAATGAGGGATTATACGAATATAATACAGATGGATTAATTTTTACACCAGCAAATACAGGTGTATGTAGTTCAAAGACAGGAATTGCCGCGCCAAATTATAAAACAACTTGGAATGAGTCATTTAAATGGAAACCTCCGCGCTATAATACTATTGATTTCTTAATTAAGTTTAAAAAAAACGAATTAGGCGGAAATTATATTGGAACCTTAAATAATGAAGGTGAAGATTTAACTTCATATAATCAAGTTAAGAATTATTACACTTTAATATTGAATGTGGGTTTTGATGAAAAAAAACATGGTTATATTAATCCGTATAATGATATTATTAACAATAACGTTAAGCGGGATACTAAAGAATCTTATATTAATAGTTATAAACCTTGTCGCTTTTATCCAACAAATCCAAATGATGTTAATGCTGGATTATGTAATATTATGGGAAAATTAGATGAAGCAAATAATCTTAAGATTTATACGCTAGAAGGTGATGAAATTGAAGATAATACTATTGTAGAATTTGCTTATAATAGTAATAATCCAGAATTTTGGAGATGGGAACCATTACGAGTTCGTTCTGATAAAACTTCAGAATTGCGTTCAGGAGTTAAAAACTTTGGTAATGCTTATCATACGGCAAACTCAAATTGGCAATCTATTCATAATCCAATAAGTGAATCAATATTAATGACTGGAAATGGAGTAACTATTAATAATGACGATGATGTATATTATAATAAAATTTCCAAAACATCCGAAACACAAGCTTTGCGTGATTTTCATAATTTATATGTTAAAAGTATGTTGATAAATAAAGTATCCAAATCAGGATATTCGCTAATAGATTATGCTGTTGGTAAAGGAGGTGATTTGCCTAAATGGATTTCAGCAAATCTTAATTTTGTATTAGGTTTAGATTTAAGCAAAGATAATATTGAAAATAGATTGGATGGTGTATGTGCTCGCTATTTAAATTATGCTCAACGTTATGCTGTTATTCCTAAAGCATTATTCTTACACGGTAATAGTAGTCATAATATTAAAGATGGTTCGGCATTATATGATGACAAATCAAGACAAATAATTAAAGCTCTTTTTGGCGAAGGGACAAAAAATGAAGTCTTATTAGGTAAAGGTGTATACAATAATTATGGTATTGTTAAAAACGGATTCAATATTAGTTCTATACAATTTGCCATGCATTATATGTTTGAAAGTGAAAATGTTTTAAACGAATTTATTAAAAATATAAAAGAGTGCACCACTTTAGAAGGATATTTTATTGGAACTTGTTATGATGGGAGCAAAATATTTAATATGTTAAATTCTTTAAACATTAATGAATCCATTAGTTTATTTAAAAATCAGAAAAAAATATGGGAATTAACAAAAAAATATGAAGCTAAGGAATTTAAGGATGATGAGTCTAGTTTGGGTTATGCTATTAATGTTTACCAAGAAACAATTAATAAAACTTTTCAAGAATATTTGGTTAATTATAAATACTTAGTAAGAATTATGGAAAATAATGGATTTGTTTTATTAAATGAAACCGAATATAAGCAATTAAATTTGCCAGGGTCAATGGGAAACTTTGAGCAATTATATAATTTTATGAATAGCGAAGTGACAAGTAATAATTATTTATTAAAAAAATTAGGAAATTCAGCACAATTAAGTGATGAAGAAAAACAAATTTCGTTTTTAAATAATTACTTTATATTTAAAAAGATTAGAAACGTTGAATATGAACCAGATGAATTAGTATCTAAAAAGCAAGAGTTAAAAGAAAAAGAATTACAAGAGGAGGTTATTGGTGAGTTTAAAAAAATAGATGAAGAATTTGAAGTTAAGGAAAAAGAAAAAATAGATGAAAAATCTCAAAAATTGGCTGCGCAATATATTAAAGAAACACAAGATTTAGAACAATTATTAGAAGAACAATTAGAACAACAACAAGAGCAAAAACAAAGTAAAGCAACCAATAAAATTAAGTTATCTGTAGATGAAAAACTTAAACTTGCAGAAGAAAAAAAGAAAGCAAAAGAAGAGGAAAAATTAAAAGCAGCACAAGAAAAGAAGGCAGCAAAAGAAGCTGAAAAATCTAAAAAGGCAGAAGAAAAGAAATTACAAAAAACACAAACTAAGAAAGCTTAAAAAAAAAACATAAACTAATAAATTTTAGAAGCAAAATATTACATCAACACATTTATATATTTGTAAATAAATATATAAATGTATTTTTTTATACTTAGTTAATAAAGTAACTATTAAAAAATTATATGACCTATATTAATTTACCAAATTTGAATAATTTGAATTTAGATTTTAATATTATATATAAAAATAATAAGCATCAAGCAAATATAGTATCAGATGCTAATGATATAATAATATGTTATTCCTTATATAATTATTTACATTTGTTAAAGCAAACTATTGACGAATATTATGAATATTGGGATATTTTAAAAAAAATTACAAATCCATATGAATATATACATACTATTGTTCCTAATCATAAATGTTCTTTATGTAAACATAAACCATTATCGCGGTCTTTTTTTAAAATGATAGAAATAATAGATACATTTAGTTTTTTAAATGAGCCTACAAATATACAATCTTTTCATTTGGCCGAAGGCCCAGGTGGATTTATAGAGGCTTTTAATTATAAAAGAAATAATAAGCAAGATACTTATTATGGTATGACATTAATTAGTGATAATGTTAATATTCCTTCGTGGAAAAAGGCAACACAATTATTAAGCAATAACAGAAATATTAAAATAGAATATGGGGCATCGAAAAACGGAGATTTATTTTTAAAAGAAAACCTGATTTATTGTTATAAAAAATATTTTAGATCAATGGATTATATTACTGCTGATGGAGGATTTGATTTTTCCCTCGATTTTAATAATCAAGAAGATATGTCATTTAAATTAATATTATCACAAGTTTTTTTTGCGTTAATAATGCAAAAACAAGGAGGAAATTTTATATTAAAAATATTTGATGTATTTAAAATAAAAACAATAGAAGTTATATATTTATTGTGCAACTTATATGAAAATGTGTTTATATTTAAACCAAATACTAGCAGATGTGCTAATTCCGAAAAATATATAATTTGTAGAAATTTTAAAAATAATAATAAAAAAATTATATCAAACATTATAGAAAATTTTGATTTATTAATTAATAAAGTTGAGACAATTTATAGTTTATTTAATATTCAACTAAATCAATTATTTATTACAAAGTTACAAGAAATAAATTCAATATATGGGCAACAGCAATTGGAAAATATTAAAAATACTATTAATTTAATAAGGGAATTTAAAATTTTAAATATTCAATATAATTTATTAAACAATAATTATAATTCATTTTTGAAATATTTAAATATTTTTAACAAAAGTATTCAGTATAATACTATTAATGATAATACTATTAATGATGATGACAATACTATTAATGATGATGACAATAGTATAAATAGTATAAATAGTATAAATACTACAAATATTATAAATAATACTAGTATAGAAATATTTAGCGATGACTATATTATTATAGAAAATAATAATAGTCAAAGTGAAATGATTGACTTGTCATCTACAAATATTACTAATGAAATAGTGAGCAAGTATTTTAATAAATTAAATATGTTAGTAAATATTAACATACAAAAATCAATAAATTGGTGTAAAAAACATCAATTTACTATAAATAAGGAATTTACTTTAAAATATTAATACGTTTTCTACGTATTAATGGTTTTCTACGTATTTCTGTAGTATCAACAACATCATTAACACAACCTATACATGCCGGAGATACTTTTTTCTTACTTAATGGATCATTATCATTTAATGTATTAATATAAGTTTTTTTACAATGAACACTATCATCACAACTATACTTTAGACTTGAAATTCTGGCACTTGAAGTAACTGGTCCTTGACATTGAAATTTTTTATTTGATGGGTTAAATGAACGACATATTGTTTCCCCATCATAAGTTTCTCCTAGTATTTTTCCACTATTAACACTAATACTTTCATTTGTTGTTAAAGGTAAATTTTGATTAAATGTTTTATTTTTATTGTATAAATATTCTTTATGTGATGAAGCATAACTATGTGATAAATTTGTGGATGCTGTTTTAATTACTAAAGCACTAGGATTAAATGAAACACATATCATTTTATTTAAAGAAGGATCGTAGAATTTGTCTCCATTGAGAGTTTGACATCCAACATATTTATCCAAATAAGTATATATACTTAAATTACAATTTGTTGAATCATTATTTGGACTATTAACATTTGTAACAATATTGGCGCCTGGTTTGTCTAAATTACCTATTAAAGATAAATTGCTAAATGTTGTAGTTTTATTTGTATTTGTATTTACATATTGTTTTCTATAATGTCTAATAGGATTAGCATTGAATTTATATTTTTTGATAGGACAATCTTCCGACCAAGGAGTATAAGTATTATTATTAGTAGGCAAATCATTTTTTACAATTTTAGGAACAATTGTAACATTATTATTTTCTGATCCTTTTGAAATAATATTTGGAGTTATTTGATTAAAATAAAGTCTCATATTAATATATATAGTTATAATATTTATTTATTTATAAATAAAAAATTTTATAGTATTTTTGTATTATTTTAATTGTTATTATATATTAGATTATGTCAAATAAGATTTATTTTTTAAATAGTAAATTGTTTAATAACTTAAAACATAACTTCAAATCATATAAAGTTATAATACTTATTTTATTAATTATTTTATTAATAATAATATTTTTTGTAAATAACACTTCTGTATTTAAAATTATTGAAGGTAATTATTCTTGTAAATTTTCCAATAAAGAAGAAATGAAGAAAGATACAGAAAAAAAAGCAAATAACTATAAAAATAATAAAACTCATAATCGTAAGGATGAAGTAAATAAAAGCGAATCAATATTAAGCAGAGTAGAAGGTGTAAATGTTGATATTCCAGACAGATAATATGTGTTATTTCATAAAATAATATGTGTTATTTCATAAAATAATATGTGTTATTTCATAAAATAATATGTGTTATTTCATAAAATAATATGTGTTATTTCATAAAATAATATAATTATAATATTATATTATTTTAATTGTTTAATTATGGGCGATTCACAAAAATGTGTTGTTGATGAACTTTTTGGTTTTCAACATAATTATGCTTTTTGTGTAAAACCGAGCGATAAAATGGTAGATACAAGAACTTTTAATAGTGGTGGATGGAAACTTGATAATACAGCAAAAGTATTTGGAGGTATGTTTAATTATGTAGATTATTTAGTATCAGATGCAAATAAGGCAACATCAGATGAATGTTTATATAATGGACAAGGTGTAATAGGTAATAAGTATGTTTTAAAAACAAATATAGAATGTACTCCCGTTGATAGTCTTGGAAATATTATAACGCCAACAGGAGAAACTCCTTATATACATAAGTATATAAATAATATAACGGATGGTTCCAGTTTCTTAACAGGCGGACAAAGTAATGCTGACCTAACCGGTGTAATACCATCGGCATTTTATAGTGCTACAAAAATAGGTTCAAACATGATTGATTTAGTTTCATCATTTAATGGAAGCACTAAACCTTATTGTATGAAAGCAAGTGTTAAATGTCATTTGGTTGACTATAATATGGATGGAGTTAGAGGCACAAGAAACTATAGTGGAAATAGTCCATCAGTATATTTTGCTCTTGATGACCTTAAAAGAATAAAACCAGATAATTTAAGTAATGGAGCAATAACTATTCCAAATATACAAACCACACCACCTCCAACAACCATGCCAACATCAGAAACTATACCAAGTCCAACAACAGAAAATTATGATAACAATGAACCTAGTATAAGTGATAATATTATAAAACAAAATATTGATAAAATACAAAATTTTTCAGACATTGATAAAATGTTAGAATCCATAAATATAGAAAAAGCAATTAATTTTGAAGATGAATTATTGATTAAACTTTATTATGTTGGATTTTCAATATTTTTGATTTTAATAATGTTAAAAATAGTATTTAAGAAAAAATAGTTATTTTTATTTTTATTTTTATTTTTTAATATATATTTATAAATCATTTAAATAATTATGAACTAGATTATTGTTGTTTGTATTTGTGATTTCCCCCGCCAATACGCTATCCTCATATAATTTTCGTAATACATCGTTAGGTGCTTGTGAACCTAATTTTATTAAATTTTTTTCTCGCAAAAAGTTTTTAACATCTTGAATTGGTTGTTGTTTTAATTGTGATACTTCTTGCTTTATCTTTTTTTGTGTTTCTCTATTTTTTATAAGCAATCCAATATGTTTATTGTCTTTCCTTTTCCCTAATTTATACTTATATGTTCTTGTAATTCTGCGTAATTTTGGAATATATGACTCTTCTTTCGACTCTTCTTTTGAGTCTTCATCTTTAATTTGAATAGTTTCGCTAGGTAAAACTTCGTTAGTTAAAACATCTTTAGTTAAAACATCACTAGTTAGAACATCTCTAGTTGGAACTTGTTCTTTATTATTAGCAAAATAATTATCAGTGTAATCATAAGGAGAAGTTGTTATTTCATTAGTAATCTGATTATTTAATTTGCTAATAGATTTGTTGTTTGAGAGATTAACAGCGCTATCTATTTCTTCTGATGTTTTTTCCGCTATTTTCAATTCAATATTTGGTTTGTTAGTCTCACTAGACTCACTAGTTATAGTATTATTTGTTTGATATTTATTATGAAACTCTGAATGATCATAATATGTATTATTTTCTAATGCAAGTTTTAGTCTTTTGCCATTATTTATAGTATTTGTAGTATTTGTAGTATTTGTATTGTGCTTTTGTGTTTTATTTAATTCTCTAAATGTAGGTTTTGAGCCATTTTTTAAACAACCATAAGTCGGTTCGTTACACGAATTATATATTAAACTATCTTTAGGAATCTCAATATTTATGTCTGAACTTGCCAATTTCAATGTTTTCTTTTTATTTTTATCTTTGTTTTTTTTTGATAAATCATGTAAAAATGTGAGAGATTTATTAAATTCTCTCTCAAAATCATTATTTTCAAAATCTTTTGAATCAAATAAATTAGACCCCGGCAATGCCTCATTTTTATCTTTGCTCTTTTCATCTTTTATGACTTCTGTTTCTTTATTTTTTTGATAATCTTTTACTTTTTTCAATAATTCTTTTTTTAATTTATTAGATTTTAATGATTGTGTTTTATCTAAAATAGGTTTGGTTTTTTTTTCTTTTGTCTTTAAACTCTTTTTTTTACCATTAAATTTAAATAACTCAGGATTTATTTGTAATATTTTTTGTGTACTCATATTATTTGTAATAATTTATATTTAAAATATAAATTATTAACCAATTTTTGTATTTTACAAAGTTAATATACTATTATAAAACTATTATAAAAATTATATTTTATTAAAAATTGATTTATAAAATATTAAAGTTTTGTAATTAATATTAAATTATGACTACACAAATTCCCAACTCCAATGAGGAAATTCATAATTCGGAAATTCCATGGATCCTAATCGAATCTTATTTTAAACATAAGCATCTTAAACAATTGGTTAAGCACCAATTAGAATCGTACAATTACTTTGTAAATAATCAAATTCAACAAACAATAGAAATGTTTAATCCCTTAATTATTGCTTCAGAACATGATTTTATTAAAGAATTAAATTTATATAGATTGGAAATAGAAATTACATTTGAGAATTTTTCAATATATCGTCCGCAAATTTATGAAAATAATGGTTCAACAAAACTTATGTTTCCGCAAGAAGCTCGTTTGCGTAACTTTTCATATTCATCGGCAATGACTATTGATTTAAATATTAAATATATTGTACGTAATGGCGAAAATTATAAAAATGTCCTAAATTATCAAAAAAAGATTAAAAATGTCCATATTGGAAAACTTCCAATTATGTTAAAATCAGACCTTTGTGTATTAAATCAATATAAACATTTAAATCATAATGAAACAGGCGAATGCTATATGGATCCTGGTGGATATTTTATTATTAATGGTTCGGAAAAAACTTGTATTAGTCAAGAACGAGCAGCTGAAAATCAAATTTATTGTTATAATATTGAAAAAAATAATAATAAATGGTCTTGGAAAGCAGAAATGAAGTGTATTCCAGATTGGAAATGTATTTCACCAAAGCAAATTAATATTTTAATTGCGTCAAGAAATAATGGTTATGGTAATGCTCTTTACTTACAAATTCCACGCATTAAAATTCCAATTCCCTTATTTATTATATTTAGGGCATATAATATTATTAGTGATAAAGAAATTTGTGAATTAATTATGCTTAATATTACTAAAGAAAATATGCAAAAAATGCTAATTTCATTAAAAGCATCAATTATTGAAGCCAATAAAGTTTTAACACAAGAAGCAGCAATTAAGTATATTGTTACCAATGTAATATACACTCCTATGAATATGGATAAAGAAACAGGTTCTAAGAAAAAACATGAGTTTGCTATTGAAGTATTAAATAATGATATTTTCCCACATTGTAAGACAGAAAAACAGAAAATCTATATGCTTGGTTATATGACAAATATTTTACTCCAAACTTCATTTGGTTGGTTACTAGAAAGTGATAGGGATTCATATATTAATAAACGTGTAGATTTAACAGGACCATTGTTAAATAATTTATTGCGAAATTATTTTAATAAACTTGTTAAGGATATGAAAAAGCAAATTATTCGTGAAATTAATACAGGTTCTTGGAAATCTAATGATGATTATGAGAACATAATTACAAAAACAAATATTTATAAAATTATTAAATCAACTACTATTGAACAAGGTATTAAGCGAGCATTAGCAACGGGAGATTTTGGTATTAAACAAATCAATAGTAATAAGGTAGGAGTAGCGCAAGTATTAAACAGACTAACATATTTATCAAGCTTAAGTCATTTAAGACGTGTAAATACGCCAATTGATAAAAGTGGAAAATTAGTTCCGCCACGTAGATTACATAACTCTACTTGGGGATTTTTATGCCCAGCAGAAACACCAGAAGGTCAATCTATTGGAATAGTTAAAAATTTAGCCTATTTAGCACATATTACTATTAACTCTAATAGTTCAGGACTTTACGATTATATTTTACCTAGTATTATTAATATTGATACTTATAATGGTTCCTATAAAGAGTTAGATGATTATGTGAAAGTATTTATTAATGGTTCGTGGGTAGGAGTAACAAAGGATCCTCAACAAATTTACACTAGTTTAAAAGAGAAAAAATATAAGGGCATCATTAATATTTATACTTCAATTATATTTAATAGTAAATTAAAAGAAATCAGGGTTTGTAATGATGCTGGACGTATTACACGTCCTTTATTAAAAGTTAAAAATAATAAAATTGTTTATAGTAATACTATTATTCAAAAAGTTAAATGTGGTGAATTAAGTTGGGATGACTTAGTTGTTGCTATAGAATTAGAGGATTCTATTATTGAATATGTGGATTCATATGAACAAAATAATGCAATGATTGCTATGAGAGTAAGTGATTTACATAACTCAAATAGTAATAATATTTATCATTATAGTCATTGCGAAATTCATCCAAGTACTATTTTTGGAGTTTTAGCGTCGTGTATTCCTTTTCCTGACTCTAATCAATCGCCTCGTAATACATATCAATCAGCAATGGGTAAGCAAGCAATTGGTATGTATGTAACTAATTATGATAATCGAATGGATAAAACAGCATATGTGTTAACATATCCAATGCGTCCATTGGTCGAAACGCGCATTATGAATATTATTAAGTTAAATAATATTCCATCCGGACAACAAGTAATAGTAGCAATTATGAGTCATACTGGTTATAATCAAGAAGACTCATTATTATTTAATAAAGGAGCAATTGATCGTGGGTTATTTTTAGCAACTATTTATCACACAGAAAAAGATGAAGATAAAAAACTTTTTGGCACTGAAGAAATGAGGTGTAAACCAGATAAAACAAAAACTAAAAATATTAAATTTGCTAATTACGATAAATTAAACAATCAAGGTGTTGTTCCTGAAAATACTTTAGTAGAAGATAGGGATATTATTATTGGTAAAGTTATTCCAATTAAAGAAAATAAAAACGATTTTACAAAAACAATGAAATATAGCGATGGTTCAATTTCATATAGAACACACGAAGAAAGTTATATTGATAAGAATTATGTTGAATCAAATGGCGATGGGTATAATTTTTGTAAAGTTCGTATTAGAAATTTTCGCAAACCAGTAATTGGTGATAAATTTTCGAGTAGGCATGGACAAAAAGGAACTATTGGTAATATTATTCCTGAAGAAGATATGCCATTTACGGCAAATGGATTAAAACCCGATATTATTATTAATCCACATGCTATTCCTAGTCGAATGACTATTGCTCAATTAAAAGAGACACTATTAGGGAAAGTCTTACTTGAATTGGGATTATTTGGAGATGGAACAAGTTTTGGTGATTTTGAAATTTCTACTATTATTGATAAATTAAATGACTTGGGTTATGAATCAAAAGGAAATGAATTAATGTATAATGCTTTAACAGGTGAGCAATTGACTATGAATATATTTATTGGTCCTGCGTTTTATCAACGTCTTAAACATATGGTTAACGATAAGCAACATAGTAGATCAATTGGACCAATGGTAAATTTAACAAGACAACCTGCGGAAGGCAGATCGCGTGATGGTGGATTACGCTTTGGTGAAATGGAGCGCGATTGTATGATTTCGCACGGAGCATCACGATTTACTAAGGGGAGAATTTATGATGCTTCTGACGCATTTAGTGTATTTGTATGTAATAAATGTGGAATGATTGCTTCATTTAATAATAAAGAACATATTCATTATTGTAATACTTGTAGCAATAGAAATGATTTTAAATATGTTGAATTACCTTATGCTTGTAAATTGATGTTTCAAGAATTAATAACAATGAATGTTGCTCCGCGAATTATGTGTGAATAAATTATTGTGTATATAAATTATATTTTCTTGAGTATTTAAGAAAAATATATTTTTTATTTATAAAAAATATTTTAATTATTACATTAATATATATATATGAATTTTACATACACTAATTCAAATAATACTTCTTGTAATTTTGCTTCATATTATTCTAGAAATTCTAAGATAAATGTGAATTATAGTTTAGTTTTAAATAAACCTACATCTATTGTTTATGGAAAACCAATTGCTAATACTTGTTACTCTTCGCGAATGCTAAGATTAAGAATATTGTTAAAATAGTAAGATTTCTAAATAAATAAATAAATAAATAAATAAATAATTAATCAATTTAAATAATTTAAATTATTATAAATATTTATTATAAATATTTATAATATATATTATGTCTTTAGAATTTACTCCAAGTCAACTAGGTGGAAATCCTAATGGCAAACAACCTATGTTACACGGACATATAGAAGGTGGAAATGACAGAGCAGTAAGTCGCAGACAATTAATAAGGGCTTTTGGAAATATGAAAATCGATGGTTTAGGATCATCTCCATTACTTTACTCAAAAAATGTATTAGGACCTTTTAGAACTGCTTTTAATGCTGGTGATGTTGTTACTAATAAAATAGAACCCACAAATATTAAATATGGAAGACTACCTAATCAAGTTGGAGGGAATAATTTATCACGTGTTCAAGTTAGAGGAGACGGAATTTCTAGTCAAGATGGAAACGCAATGTATTCTGGAAATCCTAAATTTGTTCACGATGGTTCTGACTATATTAGATTTAAAAAATTACAAGCTATAAATAAAACTTATAATGATACTGGTTATGGAGGAGCAGCAAATTCACAATCACAACATGCTATTAATAGAGTTAGAAAATAGCTTTTCTAAATAGTTAAAAATTATTTAGAAACAATTTATTATATTTATAATATTATATTTATATTATAAATATGGAAGATTCTCCTAGTTTAGAAGTAGTTGTAGAACAAGAACCTGTTTTAGAATCAATTGTTGAAGAAGTTGTACAACAAGAACAAGTTGTTGAACCTGTTGTAGAACCTGAACCTGTTGTAGAACCTGTTACAGAACCTGTTGTAGAACCTGTTGTAGAACCTGTTGTAGAACCTGTTGTAGAACCT